TGACTTCAAGTCGGAGTTCAAGAAGATGCCTCCCGAAGATATCTCGTTTCCACGTGGGGTCTCGGACGTGGTCAAGTGGTCGGATAAGAAAACTGTCTACACCAAAGGCACACCAATCCACGTGCGTGGTGCGTTGATGTATAACGATGCGGTAGTTAGTAAAGGTCTAAGTAAAAGGTACGAACTAATCAAGAATGGATCGAAAGTCAAGTTTGTTTACCTAAAGATGCCTAACCATCTACGTGAAAACGTGATCTCGTATCCACTCAACCTACCCAAGGAATTGGATCTGCATCAATATGTGGATTATGACAAAATGTTCAACAAAACATTCCTAGATCCACTGACCCCGATTCTAGATGCGGTCGGTTGGGAAGATGAACCCAAAGCCAGTCTCGAAGATTTCTTTGGTTAGGGGGTTGACAATCTTATCTGATTATGGTATAATAGACCACATGTATCAATTAACTATATTTAAAAATCAGTTTGACAACAAGACTCATAGAACAGTCTCCGTTGATACATGGGAGCAATTCAATGATCTGTTGTTCGGACTGTCTAAACAAAAAGGTGAGAAAGGTGGAAATAACTCTAGTCCTCTTATTACTCCTGCTATGTTTCAGGAAGATACTACACGTAGTAATAAATCTGTTACTCATTGGGGCAATTGGTGTGCTGTTGATGTTGATGACTATGAATTTCGTGATAACACTTTAGAGGGTATAAAAGATGAGTTGGTTAATCGGTTTGGTGGTTGGAGTTTTATTTGTTACAGTACTGCTAGTTCATCGATTGATCAACCGAAGTTCAGACTTGTATTCGATCTTGATGACTCTGTACCGCAAGATAGAATCAAACACTTTTGGTACGCACTCAATAAAGAACTTGGAGAGATCGGAGATCCACAAACTAAAGATCTCGCTCGAATGTATTACGTGCCTGCGGACTATCCTAACGCAAATAACTTTTACTTTAGTCATACTGGCAATCCTATTAATTGTGACGAACTTATGGCCCGACATAAGTATGAGGTTAAGTCTGGGAACAACTTCCTAGATAGATTACCCGAAGAGTTACAGAAGGCAGTAATCGAACATCGCAAGAAACAGATGGACAATACCAACTACAGTTGGTCAAGTTATCATGATTGTCCGTTCTTCCCTAAACGACTAGGAATAGAATATCGTACCATTACTGGTACAGGTTGGTATCATAAGATGTATCAGATCATGGTTGCGATAGCTGGCCACGCTATAAGTAAAGGGTATCCAATAACTGCACAACAGATCGCAGAGATGTGTAAACAGTTTGATGCCGAAACTGGTAACTGGTATGAGAATAGACCACTGACAAAAGAAGCGGACAGAGCATTGGAATACGTATATAGAAACGGATAATATAGGACAGTAATATGAAAATTTTAATAACAGGGGCGGCTGGATTTATCGGTTCGCAATTAATGAACAGACTAAGATCCAAGGGCGCAACCGTACTTGGAATAGATAACTACAACGATCATTTGTATGATCCACAGTTAAAGATCGATCGTACTCAACACTTTGAATTAGATATCAAGGTATGTGATCTAAGAGACTACAATGTCACAAAGGCAATCTTTGATGCATTCCAACCAGAACAGGTCATTCACTTAGCGGCTCACGCCAACGTTCGTGATTCGTTTGGTAAGGAAAGAGACTACCACTCTAACAACATTGATGGAACACAGAACCTTATTGAGATATGTAAGGGTAGAGATGTTCGTGTGATTTACGCAACAACGTCATCTGTATATGGTGACACTCCAGTTCCAGAAAATGGATGGACAGAAGATCTGGTAACTGCAAAACAACGTAACGCATATGCGTACACAAAATATATCAACGAGATACAGTTTGCCATATCTGGCGTTCAGAATGTCGGTCTCCGTTTCTTCACTGTCTATGGCCCTTGGGGACGACCAGATATGGCACTGTTTCAATTTACAAAGAAAATGCTTGCCAATGAACGCATAGACGTGTATAATTATGGGGATATGAAGAGGGATTTCACTTACGTGGAAGACATCCTCGATGGAATCGAGATTATCCTACAGGATAGTTCTATTGAGTCGAATGAAATCTTTAATATAGGTCGTGGTCAACAAGTAGAGTTGATGGACTTTGTGAAGGCAATCGAGAAGAATGCGTGTGACACTTGTTGCGGTGAGGAGGCAGATATTAATCTTGCACCTAGACATCCAGCAGACACACTAGAGACTTGGAGTAATACAGAAAAACTTCAAGCGCTCGGTTACTCACCGAAAATGGACATCCAAGAAGGTGTCGATAATTTTTATAAATGGTATGTGGAGTATCACGATGGCAGATGATTTTGACAAGTACCTACCCAAAGGTCATAAACGAAGTGCGACAGAAGTTCCTGTAAATGAAAAGGAACGTCCTGTCGGGCCAGGCAATCCATTCCGACTAGGTATTGTTGGACATGGGTTTGTGGGTAGTGCTGTTGATTATGCATTCACCAATCCGTTGGTGGAGAAGAAGATCATAGATCCTAAGATAGGGACTACGATCGATGACTTGTTGGACTATGATGCACATTGCGTTTTCGTATGTGCGCCTACTCCAATGAGTGAGAATCATACGGTTGATGCTAGTATCGTAGAAGATGCAGTACTCAAACTTATGAGACATACCGAATCTCTTGTTGTTGTCAAATCAACAATTACGCCAGATGTAATCGATCGACTATACCATAGTATGACCGATGCACAGTCAGAGAGATTCGTATACAATCCAGAGTTCCTTACAGAGAAATCTGCACAGGAACAATTCGTAGATGCCAAGTTTCACGTAGTAGGTGGTTTTGATAACGCTACTGCGGAACTAGAACAGATCTATGATATCTTCTCATTGTGTTCTACACGTGAGTTCTATCGTATGTCTGCTCATGAGGCATCATTTGTGAAATATGGAATCAATACATATCTTGCAACCAAGGTAACGTTCTTCAATCAGTTCTATGATCTGGTGAATAACTATCAGTGTAGTTACAATATAATTACACGTGCTATGGGTGCAGATAGTAGAGTCGGAATTGGGCATACACGAGTGCCTGGCTATGACGGTAAACGTGGTTTTGGGGGTGCGTGTTTCCCTAAAGACATCGCCGCCTTCTTGAAGTTTTCTGAAGGTGTTGGTAGTGAGATTGAGATGGTTAAAGAAGTTATCCGTATCAATAACAACTATCGTAAAGACTACGAAAAAGATGATCGTGAAAAAGTTAACAATATAACATTTGGAGAATAGTATGAGTGTAATGGATAAATTGAGAAAACAGTCTAAGATTAAAGAGACTGCGGTACTCCAAGATAGTAAGTTCTTTCAAGAGGTAGACATGGTTCCGACCGATGTGCCTATGATTAATGTGGCACTGTCTGGTTCAACTGAGGGTGGTGTGACGCCTGGCTTAACTGTATTAGCAGGGCCAAGTAAACACTTTAAAACATCGTTTGCGTTATTGATGGCAGGTGCTTATCTTGAAAAGAAGAAAGATTCAGTCATGTTATTCTACGATTCAGAGTTTGGTTCACCGCAATCATACTTCGAACAGTTCGGTATTCCAACTGACCGTGTTCTACATTGTCCGATCAAGGATGTAGAAGAACTCAAGTTTGATCTGATCAATCAGTTGGAAGCACTGGATGCCAAGGACGATGTAATTATCGTAATCGATTCTGTCGGTAACCTTGCATCTAAGAAAGAACTGGAAGATGCGATCAACGAGAAATCAGTTGCGGATATGTCACGTGCAAAGGCGTTCAAGTCTCTGTTCCGTATGACTACACCGTATCTGAATATGAAGAAGATCCCAATGATTGCGATCAACCATACGTACAAAGAGATCGGTCTGTTTCCTAAAGACGTGGTTTCAGGTGGTACTGGTATTTACTACAGTGCAGATAACATCTGGATCATTGGTCGTAGACAGAACAAGACTGGTACTGAAGTGACTGGTTATGACTTTGTGATTAAGGTAGACAAGTCACGTTATGTGAAAGAACAATCCAAGATTCCAATCAGTGTATCGTGGGACGGTGGTGTTGAGAAATACTCTGGACTACTGGACGTTGCATTGGCTGGTGGATATGTTGTCAAACCATCCAACGGTTGGTACTCACGGAATGGTGAAGAGAAAAAGTATCGTGCAAAAGAATGTCTGGAAAGATCTTTCTGGGAACCAATCTTTGCGACTACCGACTTCAAAGACTTCTTAAAGAAACAATTCCAAATAGGGTTGCCATCTGAGGTAGAATTTGATATAATGGTCGAAGGCGATGCGTGATATAGATATTGATAAAATTAGTGAGGGGATTGACTATGAGTTAGTCCCCGCTAACGCTGACAACGAACAGGCATGGGATGTACGTATCCTTACTGGTGATTTCGTAGAGTCAGTTATTCGTTATGGTAATGTAAGTTTTGACGGTGCAGATAAATGTTTGAAGTTCAACTTCAGAATTATGTCTTCACCCGATCCAGAACTCAGTACCACATTTGTTCCGTTACAGGAACACGCAGCTGACATCCTTGAGGATATTTTAGAGCGGTCATATGCTCAAGGTACATTAACTACTGCTGAGATGGATGATACTTATGGAGATAAATTTAGAACAAACGATTCTTCGGAATCTACTGACTAACGATCAGTACATGAGAAAGGTTGCGGCCTTTCTCGAACCCGATTACTTCGAAGGAGTATATAAGGGACTATTCAAAGAGTTGACTTTGTTCATCGCAAAGTACAACAAACTTCCTACAATGGAAGCATTCAAGATTGAGGTGGATCAAGGCGATAGATTGAACGATGAAATATATCGTCACGCCATGGAAATCCTACCTAACATATTTGATAAGAAGGAAGAGAACCTAGACTGGTTGATCGATACTACTGAGAAGTGGTGTCAGGATCGTGCCGTCTATAATGCAGTGATGGAGTCTATTACCATCATTGACGGTAAACACAAAGAGTTATCCAAGAATGCGATCCCCGATGTTCTGAGTAAGGCACTGGGTGTTTCTTTTGATACCAACGTAGGTCACGATTACTTAGAAAATGTTGAGGAACGTTTTGCGTTCTATCATGAACAAGAAGAACGTCTACCGTTTGACCTAGAATATTTCAATGCGATCACCAAAGGTGGTTTACCTAATAAGACATTGAACATTGCCCTTGCTGGTACTGGTGTTGGTAAATCATTGTACATGTGTCACGTGGCGGGAGCTGCTCTATCCGCTGGTAAGAATGCATTGTACATTACTATGGAAATGGCAGAAGAAAGAATCGCAGAACGTATTGATGCGAACTTGATGGACGTGGCGATTGATCAGTTAGAGAACTTATCTAAACCTATGTTCACCGATCGTGTCAAGGCAATCTCTGAGAAGACTAATGGTAAACTGATCATCAAGGAATATCCTACTGGTCAGGCACATGCGAATCACTTCCGTGCATTATTGAATGAGTTGAAACTCAAGAAGAACTTTGTACCAGATATCGTGTTTATCGATTATCTAAATATTTGTGCATCATCCAGAATGAAAGGTATGGGTGGTTCAATTAACTCTTATTCTTATATCAAGAGTATTGCAGAAGAGTTACGTGGACTTGCAGTAGAGTTCAACGTACCGATCGTATCTGCTACACAGACTACTAGATCTGGTTTCAGTAATGATGATCTAGGTCTGGAGGATACGTCTGAGTCGTTTGGTCTACCAGCTACCGCAGACTTTATGTTTGCATTGATAAGTAATGATGAACTGAATGCCCAAGGTAAGATCATGGTCAAACAGTTGAAGAATAGATATAACGATCCAACCAGTAATCAAAGGTTCATGGTTGGTGTTGACAGATCCAAGATGAAGTTATTTGATTGTGATCAGTCCAGTGAATTAGATGATGACGATCAGGATAAAGGATGGGACGACAAACCTGTATTCGATAACACTTCTAGTGGTAAGAGTATTAGGTCTGAAAACTTTAAAAACTTCAGGATGGAATAATGTATATACCATTTACGGAATTAGAATTGGCATTATCATCGACTGCCTTATTAGCAGGAGCTTATTACTTAGGTCATCATTTAGGATTTAAGACAGGTGCAATTGCCACGGTGGCAGTACTACAAGAACAAGGTTACATTGACATTGAATATGAGGAACCAGAAGATGAAGACACTGATAGAGAAGATTGAACAATGGCACATTGATCGTAATCTGATCGAGGGTGCAACGGATAAAGATCAAGTCTTGAAACTAATACAAGAAGTCGGAGAACTATCCGACAATGTATGTAAGGGTAAGGATGTTGCGGATGATATTGGTGATATCATGGTGGTATTAATTAATATATGTAAACGTAATGGATTGCCCTTGGAACACTGTCTGGAGGTCGCATATGCTGACATCAAGGATAGGAAGGGTAGAATGGTAGATGGAATTTTTGTCAAGGAGACAGATGATGAGTAAAGTAAGTTTGGTTTGTTTGAGTCAACCAAGTGCGGAGACCGATTGTCATACCGCAGAAGAGTTAGTCGCATATGCGGCTCGTGTGAGTAATCCTAGTAATCAAAGTAATAAGAAGACAGCAGGCAAGTTGGTTCGTTATTTGATTAAGGAGAATCACTGGTCACCTCTGGAGATGGTTCATATTACTATGGAGATCACAACAACACGTGATATCTCTAGACAGATTATTCGTCATCGCTCGTTTTCATTTCAAGAGTTTAGTCAACGATACGCAAAGAGTGAAACGTTTACAACAAGAATGGCCCGACTTCAAGATCCGAAGAACCGTCAAAACTCTATTGAGTTAAATGGGATGGATGACTTCGGTAAAGGTGGTAACAAGACTACCAATGAACGTCTGTATGAACAATGGAACATGAAACAACGTGAGTCCATTAATAAGGCGAATGAGGTATATAAATGGGCACTAGATAATGGTATCGCTAAAGAACAGGCACGTGCAGTATTACCAGAAGGTAACACTGAGACGACTTTGTATATGGCAGGATCATTAAGATCGTGGATTCATTACTGTGAATTAAGACGTGGTAACGGAACACAAAAAGAACATATGTTGGTCGCAGATCAATGTTGGGACATTATCGGGACACACTTTCCCGATGTAATTAAAGCTTTAGAGGAGTAAATAATGAGTTATAAAAAAGGTGATGTGGTGTCAGTAATTTCAAGTGCTGGCGAATTCGTAGGTAAGTATAAAGATAGTGGAGCTAGTGCGTTTGTTCTAAGTGATCCTCGTATGGTAATTCAAACCCAAGAGGGTATGGGATTCGCACGTGGTGTTGCGGTGACTGGTGTAGAGAACCCATCTGAAATGTCTTTCTACACTCAAGGTATTGTGTTTGTTACGCAAACAAATGAAGAGGTAACTAAGGCATACCATCAAGCAACTTCAGGTCTTATTGTGTAATGGAAGTTACAATTCGTAATCCAGAATTTATGGCTCGTCTGAATGAAATTTCGGACGAGTTCTTTTCACATAAGGATTACGCAAACGAGAAGTATTGGACATTCAGAAAAAAAGAAGATATCGAAAAGGGAGAATACTTTTGTTCTCAGGAATATCTTGATGAATGTCGTTCTCGTGATAAGTTAGTAGGGCCACCAGATCGATACTTCGGTCAACCTATTGCAGCTATGGTACGTAAGGAACCAGAAGAGTGGGAACCATTCAAACAGAAAGTTAAGTTTGATTTCGCAAAAGAGATTGGCGCTCATACTTCCGCATTGTTGACTTATTATTCGCCAGGCGGTTACGTAGGTTGGCACACCAACTGGGATGCTAATGCGTACCAAGTCTTATTTACTTGGAGTGATGGTAATGGATACTTCCGTTACTGGGACAACAAGAAGAACGAGATCGTTCATATACCAGACGTGAAAGGATGGCAGTGTAGACACTACTACTTTGGATCTCATAAGGAACCAGAGAATTTGTGTTGGCATTCCGCATACGCTGGTGGAGAAAGAATTACTCTCGCATATAAATTTGTAAATAGTGGTGTTGCGAATAATGACACCAAAGACCGACAAGCAAAACTCATGAGAGATATGTTAATCGAAGAAATAGAAAGTGATTGACACAATTACATTTTTGTGGTATAATGGTCTTACTTTAACATGGAGAATATAATGGCTAAAAATGACATTGAATATAAATACAACGAGAAGGAGAATCTTGATGACATATTGGAATACGTTAATAAGACGTACAGTCAGCATTATTCAAAGAACAAATATCAAGCAACTGAGTTCATCATTGACGGCGGGCATGGTATCGGGTTTACTCTTGGTAATATACTCAAGTATACACAACGATATGGTCACAAGAACGGTCACAACCGTGCTGATTTAATGAAGGTTATTCATTACGCCCTAATCGCACTTCATGTGCATGATTTAAACGCAGAGGCTCATAGTAAAAAATAATAGGATTTTAAATGCTTCTGACTACAGGTTGTAGTTTTGTCTGGGGTGATGAACTAAAAGGTTTCGACACCAGTCCCACTACTCATTGGCCAAGTACCTTTACACATTTACTTTCGGAACACTTAGATCTTCCTTGGGAAAACGCTGGATCTTGTGGTGCTAGTAATCACAAGATTTTTCGTGATCTATGTCAGTGGTTCAATGGTAAAGACTACTCTTTCTCAAAACGACTTCGTCAAAATAAAATAGCAACACCAGAAACCGTCACTCACATGGTAGTACTATGGTCAGCATGGCAAAGAGATGAAGTACCAGTTGCGGTTCATCCATCTGTTGAAGATGAACACAACATTCAACGTTTTGACAACGTAACTCAATATTCGCCACATAGAATTGGTACAATAGGTTATCTTCCAACGGACATGAAACAGGTCACCAGTGATTATTTTCATATTCATTCTGATCACAGAAAGGATGTCATGCAGAATTTACCGTATTGGTTGGCAGTACAACAGATGGCAAAAGCTCACAATATTAAACTCATCCAAGGGTGTTTCCATGATGTTATGTGGAGAGAGATTTGTGAAATAATGGCTGATAAAGAACCATTATTAAAAGAGTATAGAACAATGATTGGAGATATGCTTGGGCAGTTAGATAGATCAGGTCGTATCGGTTTAGGTAGATTTAAAACACTTCACGGTCTTGTGTTACAGTCTGATCCAAAAGAAGGATTAAATCTTTATCCACATGGACACCCCAACGAAAAAACACAGGTAGTTTTCGCAGAGCAATTAAAAAACATTTTCAAGGAATGTTACGATGGATAAACTGTTAGATGCAGCTTATAATGGCGTAGTGAAGGTCACATTTACACACTACAGAACTGGTGAAGAACTCACCGCAAACTTAACATTGAAAGCAACACCAACTTTTATTAAACAACGCAACGACAGTTCATGTCTTGCGTTTTATGATATTGATGATACACGATGGCAGTCTATTGATGTTAGCACTATTACAAATTGGGAAATAGTTAATGGAACAAGTGGATAGGTTTGATTTAGAACAAAAGATAATGAAGTGTTGGATGGTCACCGATGACTTAGATGAGATCACCAAGTACTTTATAGATGACGAGAAGTTTCAAGACAGATGTGGTGATGCGGAGTATCAAGACGAATTAATGAACAAATACTTCGGTCTCAAAGAACTTTATGAGGTAAAATTCCAGAGTTTATGGGACACATTTGAAAAATTAATAGAATCTGGTCAACTAAAATAAACAATCCTTATAAATACCTACATAATCTCTGATTTGAAGGTATGAAATATGGATGCACTATTTAACCTACTCGAAGTAGGTTTTCCTATCGTCTCGGCACTCGCTGGGGGTTTTTTCGTATTCCTTACACTCAGGTTTATTCTTGACGGTGCATTGTCCGATATTAAAACACAACGTGGTTTTGTGAAAGGACTCGATGACCGAATCAAGACGATGAATAACGAATTGGTGAGAATCGATTCAATGATTAACCATGTCTTTAATCTGAAACCAGATTTAGACAGGCTGTCTAGAAGTGACGGACAGAAAGATGCACGTAAAGATTGATGCCAGATATTGATGTAGTTGACTTAATTAACACATACGGATTTCCCATAATCGCAAGTATTGGATTAGGGTACTTCATCTATTACGTGTGGAAATGGGTAACGGATCAGGTAGATCCAGTTATCGAAGATTCACACTTGACTTTGATAAAGTTGATCGATCGTGTGAGAATGTTAGATAATGATCTGATACGATTGAAGACTAAATTGGATATGCTTATACAACAACAGGATAAACGAAATGAAATTGAATATATTACTGACAACGATTATATTGATCCTTCCGATAACAGCGAAGGGTGATATAGTACACGGTTTTAAAAACCCAAGTTTTAGTGGGATAGGTACTGGTTCACATTATCTTACGATTGAGAATCAGGAACATTCTAGGAAGAAGGCGATTAAGGATGCTCTGGAGGCAGCTGAGAAGGCAGCTCAAAGAGAGGCGGAGAATACAACCCTCGCCAAATTTATTCGTAACCTAGAGAGTAGAATATACGCACAGTTGTCAAAACAACTAGTAGACAACATGTTTAGTAACGACAATGCAGTGACATTTGGATCTTTCGTATTGGAAGGTTCTATGGTTAGTTACGAAGTACTCACCAACGAGAATGGAGAAGAGTACATTAAGATGCGTATTGTTGATGAGAACGGTACGGAAACTATTATTGAGATTCCAATCGGTACAGGTAATTTCGGATCTGACGGTGGTGACGGTGGTGATGGTACGTAATTTGCATATACTGTTAGTATCTGTCATTTTTATGACAGGTTGCGCTCAGATGCCACAGTGGTCAGAATTACCTAATGACGACCATTGTATATCTGGTAAAGATTACATATGGGATAAGTTTAAGGAGAAGAACTACTTATGTGTGGAGAGTCCAGAAGTAGTAAGGATGCCTTCATACGTACAGTTATTACAAGTTCCGCCTGCAAAAAGTATGCCTGTTGTAGCAGTCTATGATTTTCAAGACAAGACTGGTCAACGTAAGGCACGAGATGGTATCGCAGATTTTAGTACTGCGGTATCACAAGGTGGAACAGAGTTGTTAATCGATGCACTCAAAACTGCGGGCAAAGGTACGTGGTTTAGAGTTGTCGAAAGACAGGGTATAGACAATCTGGTTAGAGAACGACAGATAGTGCGTAGTACCCGACAAGAGTATGCTGACGATAAGTCTCAGGGATTAGGCCCTTTACTATTTGCTGGGATGATTATCGAAGGTGGAATTATTGGTTATGATACCAATATCCAGACAGGAGGTCGAGGGGCAAGAACATTAGGAATTGGGTTTACTAGGCAGTATAGACAAGATGTTGTTACTGTTTCTATCAGAGCGGTCTCCGTTTTGACAGGTGAGGTATTATTGAATGTCCAAACCAAAAAGACAGTTTTGTCTTATGGTAGTGGGGGTGACGTGTTCAGGTTTCATGAACAAGGAACCCAACTAATTGAGTATGAAGACGGAGTGGGTAATAATGAGAATGTGACGTATGCGGTACGAACGGCAATTGAGGCGGGAGTACTGGAATTAATATACCAAGGGCACGATAGAGGTCTTTGGAAAGTAAGTGATGGCCATCGTCATCCCCATCTGAGTGATGGAACAAACGATGCTCATCTAATAGGAGAAAAAGAAGAAAATGAATAAGTACTTTAAAGGAATACTTGCAAGTGTATTTGTTATGTCAAGTTTTGCTTGGGCAGGTGCTTCAGACGACAACGAGATTAATATTGATCAGTCAGGTGACACTCTGACTCTTTATATTGATCAGGTCGGTTATGGTAACAAAATTGGTCTTGACGACTTTTCGTCATCATCAAGTGCGACACCAATAACTGGTTCATCGTTGACATTTAATATTGATCAACTAGGTAACGAAAACTTATTGTTTGGATCATTGACTGCTGACCAGTCAACCTACAATTTGTTGTTTACTGGTGATGCTAACTCATGGGATTGGAACATAGGTCAAACTGGTTCTGCTGACTCTACAACTATTGATGTAGATATAACAGGGGATTCGAACACTATGAACTTTGACCAAGGTGCAGTTGCATCAGCAGAAAGACTGGATTTGGATCTTACAGTATTGGGTTCAAGTAATGTCTTTGATGTTGACGTTGAAACCGATGATGTTACTTGGAACTGGGATTTAACTGGTTCATCAAATAACGTTAACACTCTTCAGAATGACGGTTTTTATCAAGAACTAACCGTTACTTATGATGGAGATGGTGGTGATATCGATATTAATCAGATCAGTGGGACATGTCCTACAGGAATATCATCTTGTAAAGGTATCATAACTTTAGATGTAACGTCTGACAATGCTACAATACAGATCAATCAGAAAGATACTTCTAACGATAGTTAGCGCAATATTTGCTATAGGATCTGTTACGGCAGACACTATTGGAGGTATTGTAGAATCGAAAGGAATCGGTTCTCTGCTACGAGAGAGGGATGTCATTGAGTCAGAAGTTGGTGTACCGATTGAATTAAACGACACCGCCCAGACTGCACAAGGGCGAATGTTGATTAAGTTCAAAGATGAGGCTGAGTTAAGCCTCATTGAACACACCAAAGTCTTTATTGATAAGATCTATTATGATCCAGATCCGAGTAAGTCCAAGATAGTCATGAAGATGGCACTTGGAACTGCTCGGTTTGCATCTGGACGATTAGGCATGGTCGATAAGAAGAATATCGACATAACAACACCAACCGCTACCATTGCGGTTCGTGGAACAGATTTCACGACTACCATTGATGAACTTGGTAGGACGTTAGTAATATTATTACCAGATGATAATGGTGATCCATCTGGAGAAATAGTAGTATCGAATGAGGCGGGTGAAGTTACACTCACTCAGGCGTATGCTTCTACGGTGGTATCAAGTTTAAATACACCACCAACTGAAACTGTAGTAATACAGGACATAACACCAGACACGATCGACAACATGTTTATTGTTTCGCCTCCAAAGGAAGTTGAACAACACATGGGAGGACAAGTCGATGATGATGGTGGTACAGATTTAGGTGCATTGGATGTTGACTTTCTAGAGTTTGATGAACTAGATAAGACATTCGATGACTATGTTGGGGAAGACACCTTTACTAGATTAGACTACGATGCCCTTGATGGGAACTTCTTGGTAGATCTACTAGACGAAGTAGAGGAGTTAGTCCGAACAATGCAACAATTAGAAGATGTCCAAGAAGGACAGGCTTCGGGGAAAATCAGACTAAGGGGTGCTGTCTGGGGTAAGAACAACGACAGTCAATATAATATTTTTGAGGAAGACAATGGAATTGTTTTCTATCGTGACGTAAACGGAGTTATTGCCTTAAACTTTTTATCTGGAGGTAGTATAACCCTAGATACAGAAGTAGACGGTTATAGAGGTACGATAACCGCAGACGGTGGAGAGGACATAGTAGTAGTTATTAGACAGGTTAATTAATATGAGTAAATTCGAACGTAATTTTTGGGACGGAATAACACTTATCTTTGTGTGTTTCCTTTGTTTCGTTTCTTTCAAAACTTCCGCAGACAACGAGATTTCGTTGGAACAATCAGGTACAAACTTTAGTCTAGGTATAGAACAGGTAGGTTCACACAACGTCATACAGATGTTGAGTAGTGATTCATACAACACGACAACCCACAGCGGATTTCTATTCATCCAATACAACGAAGATACTTCTTCTGACAACAAGATTACATTAGACGAGGTTACTGGTACTGGGAATGGTGTAAAGATCTGTCAAGGATGTGCATTCGATTATCCAGAGAGTTATACCAATCACGACTACTGGTACGATAACTGGGAAGGTGGTGGTCACACTGTTGATCTAACTATGTACGGAGACAATAACGGTGTCTCTATTCAACAAACAAATCAAGGTAGTTCGGACGGTCATTCGGTGGATCTACACTTAGCTGGTGACGATAACGAAGTCACTACAATTCAACAACACGATGGTGCTAAGAACATAGACCTTACAATCTACAATGACGAGAACGATGTGTACATTCGTCAGAAAGGTTCGGGATCGACACACAATGCTAATATTACCCTTGATGGTACATATGGCACTGACCTAACACTAAAACAATTTAATTCAACCGCATCCTACACATTGCAACAAAATTGCTTGACAGTGGGTGGATGTTCTGTTACAATAACACAACAATGAGTGATATAAACATTCATATAGAAGGGACTTGTCCCGAAGAGTTCGCAGTCTGTATGACCAATGACGAGTGGGCGGATTTCATTACCGAGTATGAATTAGAACTGGGTGATGAACTGTCTGCTATGGAGATGGGTGATGCAGAAGCAGTTGCAAACTTTACGTGGGAGATTCTTTTTCTATCACCTTGGGAGTTGGCTTACATTGCACTACCTATGAGTGTACTTGCATTCTATGGACTGAGCATCTACGCAGTATTTAAGTGGTTGCAAAAGAAGTTTAGTTAATGACCAAGTGGTGGAGTGTTTTACCAGTTATTGTACTGTTTGCGTTTCTAAAGATCACGCAGACAGATATTGTGAAGACCGTGCAATTCGGTTACTACGATCAGTTACAAAATAGTCAAGAGATCATATCTGTTGATGATATTGTACTGGTAAACATTGATGAAAGAGCCATTGAAAAGGAGGGACAATACCCTTGGCCAAGACAGACCATCGCAAAATATATAAACTCAGCACCAAACAATACTCTACTTGTATCGACAATAATCTGGTCAGAACCCGACCGATTTGTGGGGGATCAGGAACTATCAAACTCGATCGCCCAAAAACCAGTAATCTTAGCATCCGCACCTACTCGCCAAACTACTACAGTTGATCTAGGAATATATGCTAATGTATCTACTTTCGGTAAACCAGTAAACTCACTTATCGACTACAGTGGATTACTAACACCACTTCCAGAACTTGCACAGATGAGTATGGGAGTAGGAGCAGTATCCGCTGAAGTCGATCAACCTACAGGTGTTCTAAGACGAGTACCTCTCATGGTAGGAATCAACGGATCACCTTATCCATCTCTTGGACTAGATGCGGTACGTGTCTGGATAGGTGAACCATCCTACACCGTTAAGTACAATCCTCTTGGTGTAGAATGGATAAGATTGGGAAAACAGGATCCTTTAATCACAGAACCCTCTTCAGAGCTGCCAGTTGCGTTCTGGCACGAGTTTGCTTCACAGTCTATACTAGAACCTATACCCGAAGGTAAGATAGCAATTCTTGGTGTAACTGCCGAAGGATATTCTAATCCAGTCGCAACCCCAAAGGGTGCAGTGTATCCCCATGAAGTTCAAGGTCATCAAATTCAGACCGTTCTTTCAGGAGTTCAAATACTGAAACCCGACTGGACTGTAATAGTCGAGTTGCTTGTTCTGGTCGGCATATGTCTAGGTATCCTTGTAGCGGTCTATAAGTTGCCCACAATTCTTGGGGTGATTGTTTCGATAGGTTTTCTCGTATTCCCATTGTGTGTGTCGATCTACGTTTGGAACGATAGGTTTTTGTTCCTCGATGGCGTCTGGACATCTTTGGCTGGTATCCTCGTATTTGGTCAGTCAAGTTTTAATCAGTATTATACCACATATAAACTGAAAGAACAAGTAAAAAAACAATTCGGTACATATTTATCTCCAGACATGGTCTATATGTTGCAGAAGGATCCGTCACTTCTGAAACTCGGTGGTGAACGCAAGGAGATGTCGTTCTTATTTATGGATATCTGTGGTTTCACTCCGATCTCTGAACACTACAAAAACAACGATGATCCAGAGGGACTGGTTGAACTGATCAACGAGTTCCTAGATGCCATGACGAAAATAATTCTCAATAATAACGGAACCATTGATAAATACATGGGAGATTGTATCATGGCGTTCTGGAACGCTCCAGTACCTTGTGAGAATCATGCAGAGATGGCCGTCAAATCCGCACAGGAAATAGAAGAGAAAACAGATGAACTTAGACGAAAATATAAAGAACAGGGTTTACCCCCCATCAATGTCGGTACTGGCATCAATACAGGTGATTGCATTGTTGGTAATATGGGTAGTGAGTCAAGGTTTGACTATTCTGTCATCGGAGACGCCGTCAATCTCGCAGCCAGACTCGAAGCAACTGCCGCCCGTGGAGACTACAAAGACTACCCAACCATCTACTCCAGTTATACAATGGAACAACTTACCGACACTGCATCGAGACATATAGGTCAGATCAAAGTCAAGGGTAAAGAAGAACTCATTGATATCTACACTTTCTTGAAATAATTTTAAGAAAACGCTTGACAAACTTGTTTTAAATATGATATAATTACTTCGTAATCATGGGAATGAACCTGTGGTTCTTTGAGAGGAAATATATTATGAGTTGTAATTATAAAGAACAAATGCTCGAGATGCTTTATGAAGAAGCGCTAGAGATGGGAATGGACGATGAACAAGCGGCCAATTACGCAGAAATGCAGTTTGAATTGAGGAGTGCATAAGATGAGTTTTCAAGATAACGTATTACAGATAGAGACGATGGCATACGCTGGATCGTCACCTTGGGGAGAGATCGGAACATCCGTTTCAAATGATCTATCACCACAACAAATGATGGACAAGGCTGGACTAGACTGGTCTGTCAACAAAGTACCAACCTACGCAGATTATAACGGTGAGAAAATCCCTACAGGGATGGAAGCACTTGTTAGGTCTTCGGACAACAAAGTACTTACCCAAGTGGGTGGGAACTGGGAACCAGTCCAGAATGAGACTGCGTTTGAGTTCTTTAATGAGTACTGTCTAGAAGGTGGTATGGAAATGCATACTGCTGGATCACTGAAAGGTGGTAAGATGGTATGGGCTCTTGCGAAGATCAATGAGTCGTTCGATGTACTGAAAGGAGACCAAGTCGATTCTTACTTGTTGTTCTCTAATCCACACGAGTACGGTAAGGCAGTAGACGTTAGGTTTACTCCGATTAGGGTTTCATGTATGAATACTCTTGCCCTTGCTCTTAAAGGTACTGCGATCAATGGTGTCAAGATGAACCACAGAAAAGAGTTCGATGCAAACCACGTCAAGATGACTATGGGACTTGCACACGAGAAGTTCGACAAGTTCAGAGAGATGTCTCAGTTCTTGTGTTCTAAGAAGTTCTCTATGGATAACCTAATCCAATACTACAACGAAGTGTTCCCTAGAACATACGAGGGTAAGAACCCGCCTGTAGTAAAAGAGTACAACGACTTGACCACCAACGCAAAGAAAGCGTTTGACCTACTAGAGACTCAGCCAGGAGCAGAGTTCGGAAGAGGTTCTTGGTGGCAAGCACTCAACTCTGTGACTTACTTGACGGATCACGTCATGGGTAGGGAAGCAGATTCCAGAATGACTTCTGCTTGGTATGGTGCAAACCAGAACAGGAAAGTCAAGGCTGTCGATAAAGCAGTAGAGTTCGCCACCGCTGCTTAACCTTTGGGGGGACGAAAGTCCCCCTTTTTTTTCTTATTTCTGAAAAAAGTGCTTGACAATTGTTGCCCAGTGTTTTATAATACTTGTATTGAGAATGAGAAGAGAGAGATGATTATGTACCAACCAATGACTTACGACTTTTCTAACAATGAAGAGACTCTAGTTTACTACTACAATATCAACACCGATACTTTCCACACTAAGATTGAATGGTTGGATCAGAATGAACTGATCGACCGTATCATTGTTGATGCAGATGCGACCGCCCAAGAGATCGATGAAATCTTCGAGGCGATCTATCCCCACTACAACACTGATCTGAAAGCTTTACTTGATGAATTGAACAAAGAGGTGGCGTAATGTACGAGAAACTTGAATACCAAACCTATCTGTTGAAACACGAACAGAAACAGAACAAGGGGGCGAAGACGAAAGACTCAGAACGCACTCGTACTTATCAAGCGGAGTGGATGTTCCAACGTCAGATTCAAGATGTGAACTTTGCTGATATCTCTGAAGCACAGAAGTTCGCCAAGAAGATTTACAAGTCCAAGACTTGGCAGAAGTTGTGGCAAGAATCGATCAACGATAATGTTGCGAAGATTTTTGATGCGACTCCACGTATTGTTGCGATGAACGCTCGAAACAAGAAGAACTCTGGTTTCACCAACGGACGTGTTGTGACTCTTGCACAAACTGGTCTGAATCGTTACACTCTACTTCATGAACTGGCACATTGTCTTGGTCATATGCACCACGGTCGTTCGTTCCGTCAGTGTCTACTGAAACTGGTCGGTGTGTTCATGGGTGCTGATGAGAAGGCGATTCTCAAGAACGAATTTAAACGTAAGGGTCTTGCTTCTGGTAATGCTCGTAAGGCATTGAGTTTCGACAAGTGGATTGCTGCTCGTGATCGAATGGAGAAACTACGTGCCAAAACTCACCGTGAACAGGAGAGACTTGATCGTATGAAGTGGGATGCGATCATGCAACCGTGCGAATGAAAACTAAAATACATGTAAACATGCATAAGATCCGTGCCAATCTCAAGAACGGCACGGAAGAACCTGTGATCACAGTGAAGGATTACAAAAATAATAGATATACCAGCAATGCAATTATTCGTGACAAGGAAGGAAACGAAGTGGCGAGGGTAATCTACTCGCCAAATAAACCACTCTCGTGTGGTGCGAGAGTATGGATAGAGACGGAACTAGAGGTAGAAACCGATGAAACATGAACGACAAACGTTAGACTGGTATGTAAAATGGTTTGCATCAATCACTATGATTGGCGCTATGTCTATACGTGGAGTAGAGGGGTTACAGATAATTGATTTGATGTTATCTGTAATAGGTGTAATGGGATGGTTATGGGTGTCGATACTCTGGAAAGATCGGGCATTGATACTTGTCAATGGACTAGGATTAACTTTCTTGTTACGTAATTTAATTGAAAATATAACTTGACAAGTCTCATGACTAGTGTTATAATGAAGCTAGTGAATGGGAAAGGATGAATATGAATTTTATACATGAAAACGTTGAATTGACTGAGATGAATGCCGTTACTACGGACTCTGGTCGTAAATACAAAACGCCCGAGGGAGTCAATCTTCCTTCTATCACTACGGTATTATCTATACTGTCACGTGAGTCTATTGCAAAGTGGCGTGCTAAAGTCGGTCATGAGGAAGCGAATCGCATCTCTCACCGTGCATCTACTCGTGGTACGTCAGTTCACGAAATCATTGAGAAGTATGTAAACAATGATCCTAACTTCAAAGAAGGATACACGCCTGATATCATCGCATCATTCCTTGATCTCAAACCTATCCTTGATGAACGTCTGACTAAAGTGTATGCCCAAGAGGCTCCACTATATTCTAATCATCTAGGTGTCGCTGGTCGTGTTGACTGTGTCGGTATCTTTGATGGTAAACCGTCAATCATCGATTACAAAACTTCGATGAAACCTAAACGTAAAGACTGGATTAAAAACTACTTCATGCAAGAATCTGCGTATGCAATCATGTGGGAAGAACGTACTGGTCAACCTATCACTCAGTTGGTTACTATCATTTCTGTTGATGGTAATGATCCTCAAGTGTTTATCGAACATCGTGACAACTGGGTTCGTCCGTTGAGAGAAACTATAGAAAAATACAACGAGGAACAAAGTTCTACTTCCGTTTTGTTATAAATAGTGTTATAATTAATTTAAATTAATCACTAGGACAAATTGATGAAGTTTAAAACGTACATAACCGAAGCACTTAAAGCAGAGGATTACGAAGCGTCAATCGTGATGGGTTTCTATGAGTTAAAAGGAAAACCCATCACTGACAATCCAACCGACTATGGTATTTCGGACAAAGTGTTCAATGTCATTAAGGGTAACCCTAAAGCGCTTGAGGCGGGACGTAAGATTGCAGCTGCAGTACTCAAAGCATATCCTACCCTAAAAACTAAAGAGGCAGAACAGTATGGTCGTGCAAAGGCGACACTGACTGACTTCTGGAAATCTCATGGTGCAAGTGACATTACACCTAAGACAGATGTTCTGATTGGTGATATGCGATTCTCTGTTAAGATCGGTATTGCACAGTTGATGTCTGGTGGTAAAGCAGAATCGACTGCAACATTCGAAGCTGCAACCAAGAACTCTAATCCCGAACTCAAGAAATCCCCACAATATAAAATAACTACCGATGTCCTAGAAGGGTTTGTAAAGAACACTCTCGCACCATCTAAATTACGTCCTTTGATTAAGGCGGGTACTGATGATGTAGTTAACAAGGCAGAGGCGGCACATAAAGATTGTATGCAAGAGTTGGGTAAACTATTCAACGAATCTAAATCATTCAAGGTTGAGTTCGCTCGAGAGGCAATGTCTGGGTACGAGAAGTTTGGAAAAACCTCAAATGCAGCCGCTGAGTTTATGTTGGTTGCAAGTGCAGATGGTGGTACAGTCAAGATTCATTCTGTGGATGATGACGCATATTGTCTCAAGATTGCCAATGCAATGAAACTACAAGCACGATTCAAGACATCTTCACGTAAACTAAAGGGTGTCAAGACAGGGGAGTACAACTACTGGTCTGTTATCTCATTGATCGTTGACTCAATGCAAGAGACCGAAGAACTAAACGAAAGTATCGAACTACACGAATTGAAACTGTTACGTGTCATTCGTGGATGGGTAACCAAAACTTGGAGAAAGGTGACAACATTCTTCAAGGGTGGTATAATGAAACTCAAGACGTTTCTGGGAGTAAAACCAGATCCTTCTTTTAACAACAAGATAAAATTCTAATGGATTTCCAAGAGTTTATAACAGAACAAAAGAACACACACATGACTCACATTGAGGACAAAGTTCTCTATGGGGGTGTGAATGGTACACGTCAAGCAATCAATGCATTACGTGACATGCGTGATATGTTGTCTGGAAAGAAAGCTGGTAACCTATCTGTAAAGTGGGACGGTGCGCCTGCAATCTTCTGTGGTGAAGATCCCACAGATGGTAAGTTCTTTGTTGCGAAGAAAGGTATCTTTGCGAAGAACCCAAAGGTCTATAAGACTGATGCGGATATAGATGCTGATACAGACGGCGACTTGAATACAAAATTGAAAGAGGCGTTAAAGTATCTTCCTGATCTGGGAATCAAGGGAGTCATTCAAGGAGACTTCTTGTTTTCAAAGAAAGATCTCTCAACAAAAAAATTCGATGGTGTTCCCTACGTTACCTTCCATCCAAACACTATTATCTATGCCGTACCTGTAGATCAAGCATCTGAAATTAAGAAGGCGAAGATCGGTATTGTATGGCATACAACCTATACTGGTAAAGACTTTGAGTCGATGCGAGCGACATATGGTGTGGACGTGTCGAAGTTTCGCAATTCTGTAAACGTATGGTCACAGGATGCAATGTTACGTGACGTACAACAAGCTACTATGTCCAAGAAAGAAACTGATCGAGTTAATCAATTACTAAGTAAATGTGGACTATTATTCAATAAGATCTCTGGAACCACTCTACGTGAACTAGAGAGTAAACAACATATTGCACAGTTGATTGAACAGTTTAATAACACTTATGTGCGGCAAGGGGCAGTGATCGGCAACACTTCTACGCACGTAACCAAGTTAATCAAGTGGATACAGGACAAGTATCAGAAAGAAATAGACAAGAGAAAGACTGCAAAAGGAAAGGGAGTACAACAAAAAAAGTTAGATGAGATACTCGAATTCTTCTCAGTAGATAATAAAAAAGCGTTAGTCAGTATGATAGAATTGCAAAAAACTATCGTTCTTGCGAAACTAATTCTTATAAATAAACTTGATAGATTAAAAAAGATTGACACGTTTGTCCAAACTAGGAATGGTTATAAGACCACTGGTGAGGAAGGATACGTTGCAATCGACACACTTGGTGGTGATGCGGTGAAATTGGTTGATAGGATGGAATTTTCCTATAATAACTTTTCACCCGATGTTGTTAAAGGCTGGGATAAACCTAGTCGTAATTAATGGGTTAAACCAAAAGAGGAAGATATGCCTAAACCATTAGGTTTCAAAGATTTCGTAACAGTTGACTATACCCAAACTGGGGATGATCAACTCGCACTCAATAGTAAGAAGCGTAAAAGGGACAGTGGGGAAACCACCACCGAAGGGCCCGATGAAGCACTTACTATCCAACAGCGCCTGAAAAAGGCACGTCAAATGAAAAAACTCGCTCCTAAGATTGCAATCGGTCGTGCAAGAGCTGCTCGTAAGATGGCGAATATGGACACACTCAAGAAACGTGCAAAGAAACAAGCACGTAATATGATTGCCAAAAAGTTGACAAAAGGTCAGTCTAAAGGTGACCTAAATATGGCTAGACGAATGGAAATAGAAAAACGTCTAGACAAGATGAAACCAAAGATTGATAAACTTGCGAAGAAGTTGTTACCTCAAGTACGCAAACAAGAACTCGCAAGGAAAAAGAATAAGGGCAAAGAGTGATAAAGAATTTTAGTCAATACCTGATCGAAGAGGAACGTGAAGTTTATTTTACCTTTGGTAGAATGAACCCGCCTACTATCGGTCACGGTAAAGTAATGGATACTCTATCCACAAAGTCTGGTAAGTCAGACTATAAAGTGTTTGTGTCTCAGTCTCAAAATCCTAAAAAGGATCCATTGACTTACACACAAAAGATCAAACATATCCGCAAGATGTTTCCTAAACACGCACGGAACGTCATGTTGGATAAGAAAGTAAAAAACGTATTCGATGTAGCTGCATCATTATATGACCAAGGTTATCGTAACGTAACTATGGTTGTAGGGGAAGATCGTATTAGGGAGTTTGATACTCTCTTGAACAAATACAACGGTGTCAAAGCAAGGCACGGTTTCTATAATTTTAAAAGGATCAATATTGTATCTGCTGGTGCAAGAGATCCTGATGCTGAGGGTGTAGAGGGCATGTCTGCATCCAAACAACGGGCAAATGCCTCCGCAAATGACTTTGTGAGTTTCTCACAAGGTGTGCCGAGAACCATGTCCAATAAAGATGCACGATCATTGTTTAATGATGTGCGTAGAGGAATGGGACTCAAGGAAGAGAGATCATTCAAGAATCACGTGGAATTGCCTGTTGTTTCAGAAACAAGGGAACAGTATGTACAAGGAGCGCTATACCAAGTGGGTGATTCGGTTGTCATCAATGAAACCGAAGAACTTGGCACGGTTAGTTTCCTTGGATCAAATTATGTCATAGTAGAGTGTGGAGAAAAGAAGTACCGCAAGTGGTTGGATGCGGTTGAACTAGTAGAAGGGGGAAGTGGTAAGAAGCAAGACGCTGACATTAAAGATAGAGAAGGAACTCAACCAGCACGTTACCACAAAGGACTAAAGAAGTCAACCAAGGTGGCAAGGGATGCCCACTTTAAGAAACATGGGAAGAAAGCAGACGATGATGATTCCGCCTATAAACCAGCTCCAGGCGATGCAAAGGCGAAAACGAAACCTTCCAAGTATACGAAAGCATTCAAAGACATGTACGAGGAAGTCTCTGCAAAACAACTCAGTGATCTTGAGAAATTCGCAGATCGAATCCTCGCAAAGTTCGATGTCGATATCGAATTCACACGTCATTTCCGTGATCGTATGAATGATGAACGCAACAAACCAGCTATTACGGTTAATGAGTTGCAAAAAGTATTCAAGAAGATTGCGAAGAACAAAGCAAAGAACATTAGACAGAATCCAGATAGTGAGGCAGTAATCAAAGACCTACAGTCGGATCTGAATCTACCAGTTGTGATTAAATATAATCGTAACAAAGAAGAGTTTGAAGTTATTAATAAAACAATAATGCGTAAGAAGAACTTCAAGTCTACTAGTAAGACTATTACTACAGAGACTACCGAAGGCAAGATGTTGAATAAGATTAAGTCTATCACGACTAATCGTAAAGAATATCAACACGCATTGAAGACTCTAACAGATCTGTTAGTACGTAAGAAGAAAGAGAATGGTGGTAAATTACCACACAGTACTAATTACTACGCTCAACAGATTGCAAAATCTTATAGAAGTGTTGACCGACTTCAGTTACACAAGTTGTTACCTGAAGATGCAGTAGATGATGCCAAAAAACAAATCGACCAAGAGAAGGAGTCTGATAAAAAGAAACACGACCGAATGTTGGATCGTGCTAGACTCGCTCAAGCTAAAAATAAAAACAGAGAGACCAAATGATAAATTTTAAAAAATACCTAGAAGAAGGAAGATATTCGTTATACGATATCATCGAGAAAGAGGGAGAAGGACTTGCTGGGAAGGCAAAGAAATCTGGTATCTCTGTTGACACATTAAGAAAAGTTTATAACCGTGGTGTAGCCGCTTGGAAGACAGGTCACAGACCTGGCACCACTCCTCAACAATGGGGTTACGCAAGAGTTAACGCTTTTATCGTTAAGAAGAAAAAGGGTAACCTAAATCACGACAAGGATCTAGCATAAAAATGAAATCGTTCAAACAAATCCGTGAGGCAAAATCATCATCTGGTTATGACCTCTATCACAAAACATTTAGTGGTGCGATGCAACACGCTTACGCTTTTGCCAAGAAGAAAGGGTTTGAAGTAGATAAGAACGACATCGACAACAAAGTTGCAACTGGGCCGAAGAAACCATCTTCGGGTAAGACTAACAAGTACATCTTGAAGACTAACAAGAAGAACCGTCACGCACATATTCAAGTTGCGAACTTGGACAACAAGCGTTACGAGTTGAACATGTATATGGAGTCTGTTACCCAAGAAAATGTCGAGTTAGAAGAGAGATTCACCCCCAAAGAAATCAAGATGGCAATCGGTGTTGCCTCTGACAAACGATATGCTGGTGGTAACTACTCTGGTGCAGTTCGTGCTATCGAAAAGATCAAGAAAGGTTTATCCAAACACAAACAAGTGGCGGCAGTACTCAAGAGACAGAATGAGTCAGTAGAAGAAACTGTGGAACTTGATGAAAACCGTAATCTACTTAAAGACTACGAACAACTCAAGAAGAAAGGTAAGTCTGACGGTCAAGCACAAGACATTCTATTGTCTATGCCCAAGTACAAAAGATACGACAGTGCCAAGTTAGGTAAACTAATTGGTGATGCATTACGTAAGGGAACTATCCGTAAGAAAGCACCATTCAAGTTGGCAGAAGAATTTAAACCTCACAAGATGTATGATCCCAAGACTGGTAAAGAGTATGATGCAAAGACTCAAGCCGACCATGAACGTATGGCAAAGATGGGTTATACTCACGAGAAACCTGAAGTAAACGAGAAAGCATTACACAACGTTAAAGGTAAAGACGGTAAGACTTACTCTTTAGAGTTAGATCAGAGTGGTCGTAAAGTTATGGTTCGTACCAAGAATAACTTCGGTGACATCGCAACAATCCCTCTAAAGAAAGCAGTAAAGATCTTCGAAGATTCTGAAGAACTATCAGAGATGGCAGTATCACGTAAAGACTTTGATAAGATCAAGAAGGGTGATGTTATCTCATTTGTGTTTGACTCTTCAATGAAGAAAGGACACAAAGTAAAACTCCAAGTTAAGAGTAAGACTCGTAGTGCAAAATATAATGTTGACAAAGTTAACATGGTAGACGCTAACGATTCTCGTAATAAAACTAAGTTTACCCTATTCAGTCGAGGTGGTAAAGACGCCACACTTGGTTGGGGTGATATGGCTGTTGTTATCAAATCATATAAGATTGGTGTCAACGAAGACCTTACTGAGAACTATCGTCAACTTGCACAAAAAGGTATGGGTACAGAAACTCAGAAAGATGCACGAGTTGGACTAGAGTTAGATTACTACGACTCAAAAGGTAACAAACAGTTTGGTAAGATTGTTAAGAAGACTGCATCTGGTTATATCGTTAAGGATGACAAGACAGGCAAATCACATTCATTCTCATATCATGATCGTATGAAAGCGAAGAAACTTTTATCCGCACAACGTCAATGTGAAGCGGTAGATCCAGCTGATATAGATATAAAAGCAACGGACGATGATCGTAAAGCAGCTGACAAGAATATTATTGTCCAGTTACGTAGAGTTGCAGACTTACCGAAGGGTGGACAGGTTGAGTTCAAGAACGGTAAGAAAGTAAACCTAAAACAACATCTTGCAAAGGCAGTACTTCAGAAGTATGCACAGATCAAGAGAAACGATCAAAAATTAAAGTTTGCAAACTTGGCTAGTAACAGTCCACAAGATATGCAAAAGGCAATGAGATTACGATGAAGTCATTTAACGACCACTGTAACTGCGGATCAGAATCCAACCTAGTAGAAAGTAATATCTACCGTGTTGGATCAGAAGCATACTTCGAATACTGGAGACAGTGTCGTGAAGATTACTATAACGGAAACCTAAATATAGATCCCGCTGAAGTAGATATCATGGAATCTAATCTAGGTGAGTTTGCACAATTCGATGGAGAGAATGTTGCATTGGATTGTATCTTTGAAGAAGAGAAGAAACCAATCGGTAAACCTATGCGTGGTGGCCCTAAGAAGTACTACGTATATGTTAAAGATGGAGACAAAGTAAAGAAAGTATCATGGGGTGATACAACTGGACTTAAAGTAAAGTTGAATGATCCCAAGGCACGTAAATCGTTTGCAGCTCGTCACAAGTGTGACCAACAGAATGACAGAACAAAAGCTGCATACTGGGCATGTCGTTTACCCCGATATGCGAAACAGTTAGGGTTAAGTGGTGGCGGAAGTTTCTTCTGGTAAACCATACCTTGAGATGGTATTACATGATGGATCTAGGATCAGAACATTTGATCCTAAAGTTGACGATGCAGAACTAGTATGGCATAGAGATGAAAGGACTAGAAGAATAATCGTCATGGAAGGATATGGATGGGAACTCCAACTGGATAACAAAAAACCTTTCGACTTACTGGAAGGTCATAGTTATACCATTAATAGAATGGAATACCATAGAATAATTAAAGGTGATTCTACGTTAGTTTTAAGGATCATAGAAGTATAAATAGTATAAGTCGAAAGACTTTTATCACATGGGAAAACTGTAAATGGCAGACACAAATCAACAACGTTTAGATCGTATTGAAGAGAAGATTGATAAACTCTCGGATGCCATGATCAGTCTCGCTCGTGCGGAGGAGAAACTAATCGCAATCGAAAAGAATAATCATAATCATTTCGAACGAATGAATAAATTTTCTCAAAAGTTAGATGACATAGAAAAAAAGGTAGACGATAATGCACGTACAGTGCAAATCATTAACTCAATAGTATACATGGTAGCAATCGCAACAGTAGGTGTTGTAGTTGACTACTTCTGGTTAAGTCAATAGGAGACAACATGAATATCTCAGATATTAAAAAAATGAAAGAGGCATATCTTGAGGTTGTCTCTGAAACACAGAAAGAAGACATCGATCCTGAACTTCTAAAGAAAGCTGCTGTCGGTAAAAAGAAAGCAGATGATGAAGAAGAGAAAGGTAAGAAAGCGGTTCCTGCTGGTAAAGATGTTGACGTAGAGAAGGACGATGAGTCTGGAGACGAAAAAGAGGACAAAGTCATTCCACCTAAGAAGAAGAAAAAGGATGATGACGAGAAGGAAGAACCACCTGTCGATGAAGACAACTCTAATGATGAGGATGATGACGGTGAAGGTTTAGACAAAGTCCAACCCAAAGCAGTTAAGAAGAAGTTCAAAGATCGTAAAGACAAAGACATCGACAACGATGGTGATGTAGATTCTTCGGACAAGTTCTTACACAAGAGACGTAAAGCAGTATCTAAGGCAATGGCAAAAGAAGGTTTCGAAAATGCCACCGAAGATCTACTGAACGCAATCGAAAACATCTTTGAGAAGAAAGCTGACGGTGAAGAACACGGTGAAACTCAATCTAAGAAAGAGAAAGAGTTCGCTGATCAACACAAAGGTAAGTCTGACAAGAAAGTCGAAGATAATGTTGAAGATGCAAAAGACAAAGTAACAGCGGCAGGTCGTGGTGGCCCATCACCTAAGAAACGTCCAGGCGATAATCCACAAGGCGACAAAGCACCTGTTAAAGTTAAAGAACAATCTGAATTAATTCAGAAAACTCTAGAACAACTTCGTAAATAAAACTTAGGAGTATATTATGGCTAAATTAGTACCACCAAATTGGTGTAGTAACGCAATCCCGACCGAACGTGGTTGGGAAGATCCCGATACAGGTGAGCTGTATGTTTCTGGAGGTTTCTCTCTAGAACAATTACAGGATCACAATGATGAAGTAGATATGTTAGTTAATGCAAGATTAGCTGGCGCTGACGTACAATCATTGACTGAAGCACCTGTGGGTAACAAATCTCTAGATGAGATGACAAAAGTAGAACTCGAAGCACTGGGACGAACACACGGTGTAGAACTTGATCGAAGACGTAGTAAAGAAACACTAGTTGATCAAGTAGAAGAAGTTCTCGATCTTAGTAAGATGAGTAAAATACGACTAGAACAATTAGGTCGTCAACACGGACTCGAACTAGATCGTAGATTAACTAAAGATAAACTGATCGCTCAATTAAACGAATATCTTAGTTAAGTTTTACCCTAGATAGTAGTATGAAATTTTACATACTCACGTCTACGGATCTGTCGTCTCTGGTACGTCACAAAGAGACAATTCCAATCGAAGAACAAGTAGTCATCATCAATTCCCTCGATGATGACTACGTTCGATCTGCCTCCGCATATTGTGAAGAAAACAATATTACCTATCACATAACCGAATCAGACGGTACTGCTGGTACTGGGAAAAACTCTGTCATGAAGAAGTTCCTAGAAACAGATGAAGAGTACATGGTACAAGTTGACGGAGATGATGAAATAACCAAGTTCGGATATGAATACTACAAAAGTATTGCTGACCTAGATACTCCACCAGATCTTCTTGTACTACATTACCAATGGCAAAGATATGCAAAAACTTTTTCTCAGAGTAGGACAACTGGTAAGACAAAGGTTGCAGAGTGGGCAAGGTCATGTGGTTGGGTACGAAAGAACACCGCACGAAGAGAACTGTATACTCCAGTGGATAATTCTAACTATCTAAGATTCTTGCAGACTCAGAAGATGACTGGGCCAGATCCTAAACCACGAGAGTACCAATACGGTAACGAAGATCCAGAAACCCTCAAACGATGGGCAGAATCAAGATGTAGATGGGAACATTTCATATGGAATCACGGAGTGGGACAACCTAACGGTGAACTGAAAGATGTATTCAGTCGTATGGTATTCTATTCTAGAAAGTCAGCAGAACTTGTACACTTTACCAATAAATTAAAGATTGGGGAAGATACAATGGCGTTTCTTGAGATGAGACTACACCATGTTAATGGTTTGATAAATATTGGTAGACACACAGAGTTACACGAACCTACTTACATCTATATGTACGATAGTATGGGAGTTAGTAGACAAGAACAAGGACTTACCGAAGATTTACATTCTTCAAGTAGTCATGAGTGGGTAGTTACTTTGTGGGACTGGGTTACAAAGCACAACCTAGTGGAAAGGTATAAGAGTGCTGAAAACTTACAATTTAAAAATTATGAATAACACTGAAATTAAATTAACACCAAAGAACTTTATGTTATTTGCGGCCAAGAATTATCAGAACCCCAAATGCATTGACGAAGATGAATTCCAAGAAGATCTAAAACGATTCAAGTATATCAAACGATTACTTAATAGATACTACGCAGGCGGAGATCTGTCAGAAAGACTGATACTCAATCATCTGATTGTTCTGTTAAATGTGTTCGGTAACGAACCTTGTGTTGAGATGTTGGCAATGAAGATTCAATTAGAACATTGGCCCACCTTAAAACCATTCCTAATCTATCTACGTGCATTGAAGAATGACGAGTTTACTGGGATTAAAATGGATAAAGTTGCGATAAACGTCTTACGTGAGATCGCCCGATTATAAATAAAGATAAACCTTTTGAGAAAAGACTAACATGGGAATTTTAAAATCAGCAGCGGATCTAGTCTATACAATTAGATTTCTGAAACTATTAGTAACTAAGTTCGAAGATACAGATGCGTTCAAAGCAGGTATCATCGATAAAGACGGTAAGAAGAATAAAGACTTCAATACTAATAGTATGGACGATCGTGAAGCATACCGATCACACTACACAGCGTTTCATAGACTTGTTTTCAATTTAAAAAGAATCATGGCGAAAGTGCCTGGCGGTCAGTCAGTCGTTGCACGTTATGGAGCTGCACTCGCATTGATCAAAGAACACGGTGAACTAAGTGATCACCAAATCATGAAGATACATGATAAGACAGGTATCGATATTTTAGATGTTCTCGCAGAAGATTCTCAATGGTTTATAGTAGAGGGTAACAAACTGGGCGAAGGTGTCTATCGAATGAAACACGATTGTATGACTACAGAATGTCTAGAGATTGTAGGTAAAGACGATAGGATACGTGTAAACGATGGTACACCAGTTATGGAAATTCTTGGTTTAAATATATATGAGGCACTCCACATAAGGTCTGGTCAGAATGTACTCATAACGACAGGGGACATAAAGTGAGTCATAACAACAACGAAAAACAACTCGATATGGATACTGCCATATCATATCACAATAAGTTAACTGCTGACAATCCAACATACTATCATACTGCATTCGACAATAAAACGATTGATATGTTCGATCAACTGTTCCTAACAACAGATTGTAACCGTGTATTAGAAGTTGGTTTTGGTAGTGGTATGACTGCATTACATATGTTGTGGCAAGATCGTGGTATCCGATATAAAGCAATTGATGATGACGAAGGTGCATTAAAAAACATGAGACTCATGAACGGTTGGTTCGGTGAGCAGTTCGCATACGAGATAGTCAACAGTAAAGAATATAACTTACAATCAGATATTACTGAGTATGGTAAATATGATCTGGTTATTCTTAATGGTTCAGAAGAACTTGAAGACGTAAAGGATGATATCGCAATGGCGGTACGTTCTAATCCAAAATATATCTTTGTGGATAACACAGAAAATCTAGACGTATACAACGGTATCAAGTTTTATTTAAATCAAGAAGATTTTGGGTATAGATGGTACAAGAATATAATGTACAATCGTGCTTGGTTTGACAAATATACTGGGAACTATGTGGTAAAAGAGGTCAACGTCTCTTTATTGGAAAAAGAGGAGTTATAAGTATATGAAGAACTTTAAAGATTTTATAGAAGAACTCGGTGGTACAACTACAGGCTCTGTAGTCGGAGCAGGAGATGATTCTTCTACGGTGGTCATGCGTAAGAAATATGACCGCAAGAAAAAACGTAAAGACATCGAGAAGGTATTAAAACGAATAACAAATAAGTGAGGTAAAAAATGGTAAGTGGATTATTAGGAAGTCTTTTAGGTTTTGGTGGTTCGGTCGTTCCAGCGATCACAGATCACTTCAAAACGAAGGCAGACAACAAATTTAAATTAGAACAGATGACTCATATGGCGGAACTCCGCAAGATGGGTTTCGACCAAGATGTTAAGATGTATGAACAACAAGCATCTGATAACGAACATCAACGATTGATCGATCATGATATCGCAATCGCACAATCAACAGGATTCGTGGCAGGACTCCAGAAGTCAGTCCGTCCTGTAATCACATATTGTTTCTTTGGACTATTTGCAGCTATAGAAGTCTCTCTTCTAGTAGATGCACTTGAACAAGGTGTAGAATTATCTGCCGCCTTGAATGTCCTTTGGGATGATGACACTAAGGCGATCTTCGCAGCTATAATTTCTTTCTGGTTTGGTTCTAGGGCTATTGACAAATCACGTTCAAAGTGATATAATACCCCCTAATTAAAACTAACACAGAAAGGAATAACATTGAGCAAAGAATTCATAGACTACGGTGACGCCGTGTTTTTCATCAAGGAAGGTGAAGACACTGCGTGGATTCGAAAGATGCAAGATGATTACGACCAAGCAGGGAAAACCAGTCGGTTATTTTATATCCCTGTAGATGGTTGCGATGATAAATACCTTCACCCCCATAGATTTATTGTAGAGAACTACGATCAATCTTTGACGAACCACATGTTGTGGGAAGGTATTTTTGAAGAAGAAGACCAGATGACCTACATGGTTAAGGCCCTTCGGGAATTTCAAGAAACAGGTAAACAACTACTCATAGAGAAAGTGGACTTCAATGAAGAAGCGCCTATCTTCGACTATGGAAATCGTTAAACGGAAAAACAATAATGAAAGTAAAAATTAATAAATCTATGGATGACCTACTCGCCTCATACGCAGTAGGTATGTTGAAAGATTTCTACTTAACAGATCATGAAGATTCACCACAACAAGCATATGCAAGAGCGGCCACAGCATGGTCGAAATACAAGGGAGAACTAGATCCAGAACTCGCACAACGTCTGTATGACTATGTGAGTAAGAAATGGTTTATGTTTGCATCCCCTGTATTGTCTAATGCACCTAATGGTCAGAATACAAAAAGTAAAGGAATGCCTATCAGTTGTTTCTTAACTTATGTACCTGACACACTGGAAGGTTTGATTGGTCATTCTTCTGAGTTGAGATGGTTATCTGTATATGGTGGTGGTGTCGGAGGACACTGGAGTGATGTGCGTACCGTAAGTGATATTGCGCCTGGCCCAATGCCATTCTTACACACCGTTGATGCGGACATGATTGCATATCGTCAAGGTAAAACACGTAAAGGTTCATATGCGGCCTATATGGATGTGAGTCATCCAGACGTTATCGAATTTCTGAACATGCGTATACCTACAGGTGACGTACAACGTAAAGCATTGAACCTACATAACGCACTTAATATCAGTGACGAGTTTATGGAAGCGGTTAAACAAGGTACATCCTTTGATTTACGTGATCCAAAGGACAACGCAGTAAAAGAAACTATTGATGCTCGTAAACTATGGGAACGTATCCTAGAGACACGATTCCGTACAGGTGAACCATATCTAAACTTTATTGATACTGCAAACGCAGATCTACCACAACCACTAAAGGACAAAGGACTAAAGATTCACGGTAGCAATCTATGTAACGAGATTCACCTACCTACCGATGCAGAACGTACAGCGGTTTGTTGTTTGTCTTCTTTAAATCTGGAGTATTATGATGAGTGGAAAGACACCACTATTGTACAAGATCTTGTTCGTATGCTTGATAATGTCCTTGAGTATTTTATCGACAACGCTCCAGACACGATTGAAAGAGCAAAATACTCAGCCGCACGAGAACGTTCGATCGGTCTCGGAGCAATGGGATTCCATTCTCTACTCCAGAAGCATGGTGTCGCATGGGAATCAGAGTCCGCACGAGAGATCAATAAAGTTGTATTCGAAACAATCAACTCTCGAGCACACGAAGAGACAGAACGACTCGCACAAGAACGAGGAGAATATCCAGACGGTGAAGGATCAGGCAAAAGAAATTCACACCTTATGGCAATTGCACCGAACGCCTCCAGTGGAGTAATCCTATCAACGAGTCCATCTATTGAACCGTTGAAGGCGAACGCATATACACACAGAACTAGAGCGGGATCGTTTCTAGTTAAGAACAAGTACTTAACCAAGTTACTTAATGAGAAAGGTGAGAACAATGAATCGAACTGGACTTCAATCATTACTAACAAAGGTTCTGTACAACACTTACCATTCTTGACTGAGGGTGAGAAGGCAATCTTCAAGACTGCCCAAGAGTTGGATCAGATGTGGGTTGTAACTCACGCATCTGAACGTCAACCATTCATCTGTCAAGGTCAGAGTGTTAACCTATTCTTCCCTGCTGGTGCAGAGAAGTCTTACGTAAGTAGAGTGCATTATAGTGCATGGGACAAGGGACTGAAAGGTCTTTACTATTTACGTACCGAAGCAAAACAACGTGCAGAGAATGTATCTGACAAAGTGGAACGTGTTGCACTTGCAGAAGATTCACGTACAATTGTTTACGGTAAAAAGAATTGTCCCTATTGCCAAATGGCAAAAGATGAGTTAAAATTACGTGGTGTCCAATATGATTATATTGATCTTGCGGACATAGGTAAGACAGCTGCTGAAGTTACTGGTCGTAAAGTTAAAACCGTTCCACAGATATATATTGAAGGGAAATATGTCGGTGGTTGGGAAGAACTACAAGCATACTTTAACAAGACCGTTATCGACAACGATGAAGATGACGAGTGTAGAGCGTGCGAAGGTTAGTAATCTTTGGTGATAGTTATGTACAAGGTTGGAGAGGTAAGCCAGGCAATAGTACATTGTCTGAGATGCCGTTTGGTAAGGTACTAGGTGAAAGTCTAGGTTGCGAGACGGTTCTTATCGGCCGAGCAGGTCACTCCAATCTTGCTATAATGGATGATGTTGTTCGATGGACTGAAGAGAAAGATACATCTAATGATGCATTCTTAGTTGTGTGGAGTGACATGGTAAGAATGACAGTTAGAGATCCTAATTGTGAGAACCATCGATTTAAGGGTTGGGAATACCCATTATGGTTGAGGCACTATCCCGATAGTCCTGATCCATTTGATACAATGCATGATCCACAGTATGCACGACTACTAAGTATGAGTTCTTACCATACAGTAAAAAATCTCTGTAAAGAGAAAAATATACCCTTACGGATGACTAACAGTATTGATCATCAAGGACTTATTGACAACTTTTTTGATACACAATTTAGGGGTTGGATACGTGAAGATGATCCAGATTACATAGAACCTAGTAATCACTGGAATACGTTATTCGATATTATATCTGGGACGTGGTTGATTAAATCAAAGAAACCAATTCCCCAAGAGTGGAGACAAATGCTCGGTAATGAGTCAACGAGAAATAAACGTTTCGTTACCGATTGTTGGCATCCAACAGACGAAGCAAACATATTAATAGCAAACAAACTTGAGCCGTACATCAAGACAATATTAGAGGAATAAATGGCATTACTAGAATTTTCAAAAACATACAAACCATTCAAGTTTCCTTGGGCAGTAGAACTGACTAAGAAACATGAAGAGATTCACTGGGTAGAAGATGAGGCTGAACTCTCTGAAGATATCCAAGACTGGAGAACAAAACTCTCTGAACAAGAAAAAGAATTTATCACCCAAGTACTACGATTGTTTACACAGTCAGATGTACAGGTGGGTGAGAACTATCACGAGTTACTGATTCCAAAGTTCAAGAACAATGAGATCCGTAACATGTTATCTTCATTTGCAAACCGTGAAGGTGTACACCAACGTGCATACGCACTATTGAATGATACACTTGGTTTACCAGATGAAGAACATCATGCCTTCCTTGAGTACAAAGAAATGGCAGACAAGATTGACTTTATGAAAGAGGGAGATATCAACTCGCATACTGGTCTTGCACTTGTACTGGCACAATCTGTATTTAATGAAGGTATGTCTTTATTTGCATCATTCGTGATGTTACTTAACTTCCAACGTTTCGGTAAGATGAAAGGTATGGGTACAATTGTTGAGTGGTCTATACGTGACGAGACTATGCACGTACAGGGTAATGCAAAACTATTTCGTGAGTTCTGTGAAGAACATCCACGTATCGTAAATGATGAGTTGAAATCAAAGATCTACGAGATGGCAAAGAATGCTGTTAAGTTAGAAGATCGATTCATCAAACTTGCATATAAGTCTGGAGAAATCGAAGGTCTGACAGAAGCAGATGTAAAACAATACATCCGTCACATTGCAGATCGTAGACTTCTACAACTTGGTATGAAACCTAAATTCAAGGCAAAGGACAATCCACTGCCATGGTTAGACTGGGTATTGAACGGTGCATCACATGATAACTTCTTTGAGAAAAGAGTTACCGAATATTCCGTAAATGGAATGGAAGGTGAATGGGGATGGGAAGACATGTTCAACACCGAGGTCGCTAATGCATGAATTAGTATGCGGTGTTTGTGACTGTATAACTGTGGTTCGAGAAGTGACGGCTACCGAAGAGGTGCCGTCATTTTGTCCAATGTGCGGTACTCCATGTGATGTAGAAGAAGTGGAGTTAGATGAAGACTAGATAGTACCATGACTTGGTATTATCAAAAAGAAGAGTTTGAACCCGAAGAAAGTTTCCTTGAGGATTATCAAGGATTCGTGTACCTATTGACAGATCAAAATGGTATGAAGTATATCGGTAAGAAGTTCTTCTGGAAACCTAAGATTCTGCCTGTTACCAAAACAAGAAAACGGAGACAGAGAACCAGAGTCCAGTCTGACTGGAGAGACTATTACGGATCTTCAGCTGAAGTTAAACTATTGATCGAACGAGGGGATGCAACGTTCCAACGTGAGATCCTGAGACTATGTCGTACCAAAGGAGAGTGTTCTTACTTTGAGGCAAAGTATCAGTTTGAACATGATGTACTATTACGTGACGATTACTATAATGCCTTTATCGGATGTAAGATCCACGGTAAACACCTACCCAAAGACCTAGAACCAGAATCGAAAGATTGGTCACGTTCTTTGTTCCCTTAGACTTGACTTTTACTGCCTGATCTGTCATAATACACTTGTATTCAAAATGAGAGATAAAAAGTTATGTATGTTTATTTGATCCGTTCCCTAGAAAACAATAAGTTAATTACCGACAAGAAGTTTGAACGTATTGTTGATGCACTTAATTACCGTGCAGAACTTGACCAAACTTACACTGCGTGGATTGACTGGAAATTTATTCCAGAAAACGCTTGACATTTCCTGTTGATTGTAATATAATGTTTACTTAACTGAGAGAGGTATTTACTATGCAAGATCTAAAAAGAGTGATCAAATCCCACATGGAGAAGGCAATCGCCAATCCACAAAACATCTTCCCTAATGGGGACATCAACTGGAACTTCGTGGACGCTGATACGTTCATGGCGTTAAACCCTGTCAACGAGACCGTTGATTATTACTACCAATTGTTTGATGAGATAGCTGAGGAGTTAGTTACGTGAAAGATGTAGTTTATTATGTGGTTGAGATAAAAGAAGATAAGAGTCAAGTGTTGCACAACTTCCCTTGTTTTTCTACTGAGAGTGAAGCGGAACTTTGGGCAATAGAGAATCAGATAACAGTTTTTCAAGTAGTCGAGTTTGAGGTATAATTATGATTAGAATGGCAATTGGTATTTTTATTTTGTTTGGTGCGGTCGGGTATGAAGATATGATGATCGAGATGGGTGAACCCGCTCCGTTACTACCTTTCCTAATCAAGGCGACAATTGGTATTGTCCTTGTTGGTTGGGGTGTTTATGACCTAAAAGAAAAAGGTGCTTTTGATGACAACTACTAATGTGTTGAATCCAATGTTGATCCAGAATCTCGCAGAACGATATATACATATGCCCGAGAATCCAGATTGGACAGGATTACAAGACGCCTTGAAATCTACTGGTGCTAGTTCCACCGAAGTGTTCGAGGCGATGAACGCAATTCGAGAGGGAGACTATTAATGTCTTTTGAAATCAAACAAGAGTTTTTAACTCATGCATCTGAGATCGTACACATAGACTATGAACGTGGTTACGTTTTGTCTATGACTGAGATCGAAGATTCAGAGGAGTTCACCAAATACTGGTGGCAAGTGACCACCGCAGAAGGTGATCAATTTTATGATGAGATGAGACACTATACCTATCAACCTAACTTGACTCATGTCTTGTCGGGTGTAGAGAATTTGTTTCTAAAACAGGATAACCTATGAATATATTCCACCTAGATAATGATCCAGTGAAAGCCGCACAGATGATGTGTGACAAACATGTGGTCAAGATGATTGTCGAATACGCTCAGCTAATGAGTACTGCACATCGTGTATTGGATGGCACTGAGTACTATGACAAGACTAAGAACGGTCGTAAGATCAAACGATGGAAACTAGAACCTACTGCACAAGAACGACTCTTGTACAAGGCATCTCATGTAAACCATCCGTCCAACATATGGACTCGCAAGTCTAACGCCAACTATCGTTGGTTGTACAAACACTTCCGTGCATTGTGCGATGAGTACACCAGACGTTACGGTAAGGTTCACATGACCGAAGAGAAACTTAAAGGTCAGTTGTGGTTCTCACCAAAGAACATCGATCAAGTACAACCACTCACAGAGTTCGCACAGGCGATGCCAGATTCGTGTAAGACGGACGATCCTGTTCAAGCTTACCGTCAGTATTACATTCAAGAAAAGAAGTACATGGCGAAGTGGACGAACCGTGAAATTCCTAGTTGGTTTGTGTGAAATTATTGGTAACAAAAATCTTCTTTATTTTATGGTTAGGTTTGTCAGTGGATAATCAAGACGATCTATATGGAGTCATGGGTTCACTTAGACGTATGGAAGAATGTAGGAAACTAGTTAATATATGAATTTAATATATCAATACTGGCAAGGAGAACTAAACGATCACATCTTGTTCGGGAGGGACAGGATGAAAGCGTATGCCCAGAGTATTGGTGCAGACTACATCTTTGAACACAATCCAGACTTTCTAAAAGAATATTATGACATATCTGTTGGTGAGATGGATCATTTCTTTTCCGCATTGAAACCCATATTCTATAAAGAGTATGACGAAAAGTATGACACTATTATGTTTGCGGATATGGATATCATTCCTTCGAATCATATGTATGACGGTCAGTATGACGTTTTTGATGAACTAGGAAACGCTGAAGTAGGTATAGTTCCAGAGTTATGGGAGAACCATACGATCCACGAAGGATGGGCCAAGAAACTAGATGCGTGGACAGAGACGTGCGAGAGAATGGGCGCACAGTTTCCCAAGTATAAAGGTCATGCAATGTCACTCAACTCTGGTGTTGTCTTATATTCAAAACGAATGAGACAACGTGCCATAGAAGAGAAGTGGATGGATCTACTATCCTACGATTCCATGTGTTGCGAATTAGACACATACTTTGTTACCGATCAGCCATATATTCAATATATGTTATATAAGAATAATGCAGATATAAAGTTCCTAGATCAGACTTGGAACGGACATCTATGTTCTGAACTTCTACACGATGGTTTGAAATACATCGTCAAACATCTGGACTATCGTCCACCCGCTACAAAATTCAACCATATGAGAACACATGGAATCGAATTAATTTCAACTTTAGATTACCATAAAATCGCAAACTCTCGTGAAATGCAGTGGCCACAAGAGTTTCGAAGTGGTAGGTATCTCACAAAAAACTTAAAATAATTTCAAGAAAACGCTTGACATTTCTTGCCGTACCCTTTATAATACTTGTATTGAGAATGAGAAAGGAGAGAGAAATATGATGGATTATGATTTTTTGACTGGACTGGCGATAATGCTGTTCCCATTTATTGTGAGGTTAATATGATTACGAATGTTATTGCACTGAGATCAAATCAAGATCTTGTTGAATTTAGAAACTATGTTCTGTCGTTCTATGCATACGATGGAATTTACCCAATTGAGTCTTTGACTGTTGCGAAAGTTGAGTCAGCTATCCAAGACTACATCAAGTTAGTTGTTTCAGAAAAGAATCACTTCGAGTGGGGTTACGGTGACTCACTTGATAGAGAAAGAGTTAGAGATCTTTTGTTGAAAGATTACCATATTATGAAAATGTTAAGTGAGGTGTCAAAATGAGTTTTGAAACTAATCCAAAAAATGCAGTGACGTATGTATCTGATCCGTCCCATTCATACCTAAAAGTTCCAGTCCATTTGGTTGAGAACTTAGGTTTCGCAAACAAGATTTCAGAGTACTCGTTCTTTAACGAACAGTATGTTTGGTTAGAAGAAGACTGTGACATGGCGTTGTTCTTCAATGCACTGGACGATAGGTCTCTTCCAGAACCAATGATCTATTCACAAACCTTGGAGGATCAGGCACCGTTTAGGTTGTACCCTAGATTCTCTGCAAAGTCATGGGAGGAATAATGGCAAGAATCGAAGTGGTGATCACTCTACTCAAAGAATTGATGGACGTGGTCGAAGAACAAAATGAAACGATCGACAGACTATTTGCGCTAGTTGATCAAATTGATAATAGAGTTTAATTAGGAGATATATTATGGGAATTCACGTAACTACTTACAGACAGGCACCTTACGGTGATCCGTTCTTTGATAACATGGACTGCACCGCTGGTGGTGAGTCATCTTACTGTAAAGGTTTCACTGTTGTGAACGCAGAAGGGCCTTCCGAACCGTGCGAAGATTATCCAGCTGCTGAGTTGGTAATGGCAGAACCAATCGGAGGTAGAAAAATCCTCAGATTGATTCCAGTGTCTAAGAAAGACAAGTGGACGATGTTCGGTGGTAACTACGCTGGTACATCGGACTCAAGGTTCTCAAGACTTTGTGATGAACTACTTGGCGGTACTTTCTACGGTGCGGTCGCAATCCACGACAGAGTCGAGGGTTAATGAATAGTCTGATTTTCCCACAGGCGTGGAGGTTTGAACAGACTCTAAACAACAAAACCAATAATTGCAAGGCATTTTCCCAGTTTACGCCTACCAACCATAAACTGGGCCTATTTTAATTTCTTGAAATTATTTCAAGAAAACGCTTGACAAAACATGCCTCACTAGTTATAATGGGTATGTAATTAATTGAGAGAGGTATTTTTATTATGGCATTTGTATCCCAAGAAGACAAAAAGAAGTTAGCACCAAAGATCAAAGAGGTGTTGAAAAAGTATAACATGAAGGCCACCATTTCGGTGAACAACCATTCTACTCTTTGTGTGAACATCAAAGAAGGTGAGTTAGATATCGTTGGTGCTTCTATGAAGGCAAGGTTGGATGACTTTGAGAGAACTGAACTCTATAGAGATCCAAGAACTGTCAAGTATCTTGCATCAAGGTTAGACAACTATGTAAGAGTCAATGAGTACTGGATTGCTGAGACTTATGCAGAATATCCAGCGATCAAAGAGTTCTTGTTAGAACTTAAAGAAGCGATGGAAGGCCCTGAATTTTTCAATCACGATGATTCAATGACTGACTACTTCTTCAGATCTCACTATACTGACATCAATGTCGGTAACTGGGAAAAACCTTACGTTTGTACTGCGGAAGAGAAGTTCGATCCAGAACCAAGAGTCGAAGAAATCAGAAACATTGCTGATCAACTAATTAAGGAGGCGGCGTAATGAATCTTGCTTACTGCGATTATATCGCTGACGTTATTTCGGAGTCCCTTCAATCGGACTCCGAATTGGTCACATGGGCGACCAAACCGAAATTGGATCTACATCCCGAAGAGGGGTGGTTGGTCTCAACTAAGAAAACCGTTCAGTGTTTGGATGTTAACGGTAAACTATATAAAGTAACTGTCGAGGAGGCATAATGGAAATTGGACAACAATATCGTGTCTTTGCATCCAACAAAAAGTCCTTTATTGAGGAATGTGTTTGGGCCAAGGGTGAATTTAAAGACGAGACTTATCAAGCGGTAACGATAAGTGAAGTCATGAGGAACGGATCGTATTTGATCACGCCTCAGAATGAAGACGAACTAGAATATCTCGAAGGAGGATCTTATCAAGATGATGATGAGATTTTTGAGTTTGAATACTTTGAGGAAGTAGAGTTCGAAGAATCTTACGATGGATGCGGTATTGATTATGCATTCAGTGGCAATGGTATGACCGATGAACTGGAAGAACAACTTCTGGATGATCTGCATGAATGGGATGATTTCCCCGATGATTTTTTCCGTGAAAAAGATTTCAGTGATATTGAATATCGTACCTATGTTATTGGGCCCGTAGACATCGAAGATGTATAAATACCTTTATAGGTGTTACCTCGCATAGGTCATGCGTTAAAAGACTACTTAATCCTACAGAGGAGTAAGTGATAATGACTAAGAAAGTAGAGTTCATTTATCGTGGCGTTAAATACGTCAAAAAAATTAGAGTATAATTTTTAGGGTAGGGCGACTTACAATTGCGAAGATTACTAAATATTGTTATGTGTTGGAGTCGCCCATTTTTATAAATAACTGAAAGTGAGAAATAAATAATGGCTTATAATCAAATTAAAGAAGTGTTCGAGATCATTGATGAATTCGGACAACAAACAAATAAAGCAAAGAGAAAAGAGTTACTGTTGAAGCACTCTGAAAATCAAGCATTGAGAGATGTACTACGTGGTACATTTGACGAATCTCTGGTATGGAACTTACCAGAAGGTCGTCCCCCCTTCCAAGAAAATCTACCAGAATCCGTCCCATCAACGTTAATACGAGAACACCGTTTGTTCGGTTACTTTGTTAACGGTGCTAAGGGCGATGGTCTACCAGCATACAAACGAGAGAATATGTTTGTTCAATTGCTGGAATCAATCCATCCCGCTGATGCGGAAATCGTTTTGTCAATGGTGGCTAAAAAGTCTCCAGTGAAATTTCTAACCAAAAAACTTGTACAGGAGGCATTCCCTAACTTAATAAAAACCTAGTTCCTATAATAATTACATAAGGAGAATTATGTCGAGAAATCAAATAGAACGGTTAAAGAATGATAAACGAGAACTATCTCACCAAATTCGTAGACTTCAGAAGAAGGGCAACGAATCAAAGGCACATCGCCTAATGGTTAAAGAAAGTTACTTACATCAAACTATTGAGGATTTAATGGCCTCAACTCGATAAGGAAGGTGATCAAGATCTCGGAGTGGGGACTTGTTCCCCACTTTGTTTTGTTCAGAATGGAAATATTATGCCCACATACACTTTCAAAGATACGAACACTGGAGAAGTGTTCGACAAATTTATGAAGATCTCTGAACTCGATGAGTACTCAGAATCAAACCCCCATCTAGAAAAAGTAATCCATGCCCCCAACTTAGTGTCTGGTGTTAAGTCTGCCCGTCAAATAGCTGGTAACGAATGGAACAATCATCTAGAAAGGATTAAAAAAGGATCTGGTAGAGGAAACACGATCAAAACATGAGGAAAGAAAAAACTGTTCCTATGAAGTTACGCATAGACGATCTTCATACATTTGAACCGTTGACAGAGAACCAAGAGATAGTTTATAGATCTTGGAAAGACGGTAACCACCTCGTTTTGACAGGAACCGCTGGTACAGGTAAGACGTTCTCTGCCCTGTATCTTGGTTTGGAAACAATACTGGATAGAGGTAACCAGTTTGAAAAGGTAGTGATTACTCGATCGATCGTACCAACACGAGAGGTCGGTTTTCTGCCTGGCAGTATGGAAGAGAAGATGGAACCCTATCAAGGGCCCTATAATGCGATATGCACAGAACTCTTCCAAGACTCTAAAGCGTATGAGAAATTAGTTGATCAAGACGCCATAGAGTTTTTATCAACGTCCTATATAAGAGGGACAACGTTTAATGATGCGGTAATCATTGTAGATGAAATGCAGAATTTAACATTTCATGAATTGGACAGTGTGATCACAAGGATCGGTCAGAACTGTCGAATTATATTTTGTGGTGACTATCTACAGACAGACTTTACCAAACAATCGGACAAAGATGGGTTTGGTAAGTTCTTAAAGATTATCGAACACATGACTAAATTTACGGTGGTAACGTTCAATTGGTCTGACATTGTAAGATCAGACTTTGTACGTGACTATATAATGACAAAAGAAATGTTAGGAATCGAATGATAGAAAAATTGACAGACATACATCCGATGAGACAGGTAGCGTGGGCATCTGTAATACAGGTGGGCGTGTTCGGGTTTATGATGTTGTCGTTCTGGATTATCGATTCTGTTTTATAGGAGTTTATAATGGCTAAAGCATGGAACAGTGGTACAAGTATAAACCACACAGAAAAAGGTACTTCAATTGGCGCTAAACCAAAATCTATGGCGACAATGAATAAACATAAAAAGAGATCCTTCAAGAAATATCGAGGACAAGGAAAATGAGATTATCTAAGAATTTTACTCTACAAGAGTTTACCAAATCACAAACTGCAACTCGTTTGGGTTTAGACAATATCCCTAATGATGAGCATATGGAGGCAGCGGAACTTCTTTTTGAATACGTTGTTCAACCAGTACGTGATCATTTCGGTATCACTGTAATCAACTCTGGTTATAGAGGCCCTGAATTGAATAAAGCAGTTGGTGGATCTTCACGGTCTCAACATTGTAAAGGACAGGCGGCTGACATTGAAGTGCCTGGCGTGAGTAATGTTGAAGTCGCAGAATGGATCCGTGACAATCTAAACTTCGATCAGTTAATCCTAGAGTTTCATACAAAAGGTATTCCTGACAGTGGTTGGATTCACGTATCCTATGTTGATCCAGATACCAACAGGAACCGCACAATGACTGCCACTAAGAAAAACGGCAAGACTGTGTATGAACTGGGGTTAGGATAGTAAGGAAAATGCCATGGCGAAGTATTCTCGTCACGACAATCGAAACAAAAAAAGAAACAAACATAAACAAATGACGGTTAACGGATATACCAAGAAACTCAAGTTTGTTGAAAGTGACAAAAGGACATATGATGAACAACATAATATTTCAATACCTCATCGTCAATGACGAGGTAGACAAAAGAGGCGATATTCAAGGGAGAAGAAGATCTGATCTTTACCTAGAGATGGCCGACATCTCAACAGAGTCGTTTGAAAAATACGCTGAAGAAATTGGTTGTAAACATATGTACTCGGATGAACGAGTGTTTACTAAAGGACACGGTTGTTCTACATCTACCTTATATGAATGTCTGAGGGTTATCTACGATCCTTACTTTGATCAATTTGACAAAGTGTTGTTTGCAGACACAGACATTGTAGTAAATACCAAAGAGAATATATTCGAGATATCCGATGCTGAAGTATATGGAGTATTGGAGAGCGACATTCGAACTGAAGTAGAGGGTGGTTATAACGCATGGGATTATGATCCCAAGGTAATGCAAAGTTACATTGAAAAGTATAACATGCATGACTGTCCTTTAATACCATCCTTTGGTATAGGTAAAAACTTCGAATCTAAACTAACTATCCTGAATACTGGAGTAGTTGTCTGGACTAAGGAAGCACGACTAAAAGCACGTAAACTATTTGATAGTTGGGAAGCATGGTGTTATCCTAAATCTGTTAATCCTAATAACAAAGTCCACCACATGTCTATTCTAAACGATCAACCATTCATCTCTTCTCAGTTGATGAAGTATGACTTTGATTTAGAGTCGGTCGATCAGTCTTGGAATGATACACCCACACACTATAGAGAACCGCAGAAATGGATTGATGAAGGTAAGTGTAAATTCCTACATTATACTGGCGGTGAACAAAAAGCGGAGATGGTCGATCTTTACCATAAAGGTAAGTTCCCTATATTTAATGAAGGTTGGTAATGAAAAACCTAATCTACCAGTTCTATCATAATCTAGAAAATGAAGAACAAGCAGAACCAGAAATATTATTACAAGAATATGGCCCAGATGTTAAGTCCATATCTGATATCTACAACGATATAGTTTTAGTCAGTCAAGAATCGTTTTCAAAATACGCAGATCTTATCGGTGCGGAATATGTTCTAGACACCGATCACTCATACACCAGAAAATGGATGCAACATAACTTTGCGGTCAACTATGAGTGGTTAAAAATAATCTTTGATCCTAAGTACGATGTGTACGACAAGATATGTGTTGTGGATATAGACATGGTTGCGAATACGACACAGGACATATTCAAAGCATCCAATGCGGATTACTATGGTGTGAGTGAATCAGATTGGCACGTCTCACGTAATAAAAGAGCATTACCTGATGAACAATCTCTACCACCATCGTGGGATCAAAGCGTTGATGTATTGACTGAGTATGTAGAAAAGTATGCAAAACATGGAATACAACTTCGTCATTTACATAAAGGTCAAAACGGTTCTAGAGTAGATTCTGGGAGACTACACTTTCAAGGTGGATTGAATGTATTCACACGTAACGGTAGATTAAAGGCCAGAGAACAGTTTATTTCGTGGAGGGAGTGGTTGTACGAAGGTAATCTATCCAGAAACAAATCAAAACGAATGAATCCTTTAAACTATGATGAGTGTTATATTAGTGCCAACATAGTTGACAGTACTATCGACTGGGAGATAATAGATCCCTCTTGGATGGATATCCCAACGTTTTACTTGGATGAGTATGTTCCACAAGAAACAAAAAGAATTAAGTTTCCCCACTTTTGTTGGGGAGGATTTAACAAAAGAATCATGCTATCTATGGCACATGAGGGAGAGTTTGATCTAGTAACAAAATACAAAGATCATCCAAATAGAAAGATACCACATTTATTCTGGAAGAACAGAATGGTGGTACAAACACGTAAAGATGCGAGAGAGTCATTTGAATGAACAATCTATGTGAGTTTCTGGGAGAACCAGAACCAACTAATTTGAGGAAGTGTATTAAGTGTGGAGAACATAAGTCACTTGATAACTTTGGTTTTAGATCATATGGTAAGAACGGTACACAAACCGAACAACGTAATGATTGTAATCAGTGTAGAACGGAACAGAGAAAGAAACTTGATAAGATCAAGAAGTATCATCCGTTACCTGATTTGAAAACATACAGATGTCCACATTGTAACCGATCTCAAGAAGAGATCTTTAAAACAGGATCATGGATAAACACTAAAAAGAAGACGTGTTTTATTCCAGATCACGATCACGACACTGGAGAGTTTCGTGGTTATATCTGTGATGACTGTAATACCGTCATTGCAAGGGCAAAAGAGAACGTCAACACACTACGTAACATCGCAGATTTTCTTGAAAAACGCTTGACAAATCCTGCCGAATGTAGTATTATATAACAGTTGACTAAGGAGATTTATGAGAAACGATTTTGAAAAAATAATTTTGACTGACGTGGATGGCGTACTTCTGAACTGGGGTTATGCATTCAAAGTGTGGATGGCCGAGAGAGGTCATCACATCAAAGAAGATGTTTATAATGTCGCAAAGATGTTTGATATCGAAAGAGCAGATTCTAAAAAACTAGTGAGACACTTCAACGAGAGTGCTCATATTGGTTTCCTTCCGCCTCTAAGAGATGCGATACATTATGTCAGAAAGTTGCACGAAGAGCATGGTTATGTCTTTCATGCAATTACTAGTTTAAGTCTTGATCCCCATGCGGCCAAGTTGAGAGAACAAAACCTTGCGAAGTTATTCGGTGAGACTGCCTTTGCGAAGGTTGTATGTCTCGACACTGGTGCTGACAAGGACGATGCGTTACTTGAATACGCAGACAGTGGTTTCCTCTGGGTTGAAGACAAAGTTGAGAACGCAGAAACAGGAGATAAGTTTGGTCTAGATAGTATACTGATAGAACATGGTTACAACATGGACAACACAGATTTCCCTCTAATGAAGAACTGGAAGGAGGTCTACGAATACTTGGAGGGCTAATTGTCTCAACGTTATACTGGATACTCACATTGGTATCACGATGCGGCCTTATCGATCATCAACGAAGATGGTACGGTAGAGTTTGCTTCACATGCAGAAAGATTTAGTGGTCGGAAGAATGATCTAATCATTCCCGACTCTTTGTGGGCGTACAAAAAACCTACCGATAAATTATCATTCTACGAAGATTCTGAACTAAAACAAAAGTTACGAAAACCCCTGCCGGTCATCGAAGAATCGGATATCGTAGTACCTAAAGTCGATCAATATGTGGGACATCATATCTCACATTGTGCAGGCGCATTCTATACACGTCCTTGGGACGACTGCGAATCAACTGTCATGGTTTCTATTGACGGTGTGGGAGAACATCAAACGGCAGTAATCCTAGATCACAATTTCAATATAATCAAAGAATGGACTTATCCTAAGTCTGTTGGATTAGTCTATACACAATGTACTAAAGCACTTGGACTACGAGCTCTCGAAGACGAGTATGTTGTTATGGGTTTAAGTTCTTATGGTATACCTGAAGACCAATTACTACAATGGTTGATTAATTGGTACAGTAATCTACCTGACATAAATCCAGACATAGAGGAAGGTATCATCATTGACTATCAAAAAGGTTGGGGAGGCGTAAAGATCTCCGACTTGATAGCAGAACTCAAACATGCTCGAACAAGAATTTCTCACGAAGACATAGCTGCTACCGTACAGTCATTTGCGGATTGGGCAATCATGGACATAATGAGAGAGGCACGTAAACACGGTAACAAACTTGTTTACTCTGGTGGTTGTGCTCAGAATGTTGTTATCAATACAAGACTACCAGATCTATTCGATGAAGTACACATTTCAGTTTCACCCACAGACGCTGGATCGTCTCTTGGTTGTGCCGCCTATCATTGGGCAAAAGAGACTGGAGGAAAGAAATTAAAATGGTCTCCATATCTTGGTTACAACATTGATAGAGAGGTTAACCCTAGAGAAGTAGTCGATCACCTCTTAGACAAGAAGGTATGCGGTCTGGCGAACGGTAGGGCGGAGTTTGGCCCTCGTGCGCTAGGTAACCGATCTTTGATTGCAGATGTTAGGTATGACGTAAAAGACACAGTCAACGATATTAAACGTAGACAACAATACAGACCTTTTGCACCTGCCATTCTAGAAGAGTATGCAGATCAATACTTCTCAGGCCCTATGAATGAGTATATGCAATATACATCTAAGGCACTACATGACTATACATCTGTGACACACGTAGACGGAACTGCACGAGTACAGATAGTTAAGAAAGATTGTCAATCTATATTCCGAAAAGTTATAGAAGAGTATTATGAAAGAACAGGAGTTCCTATGTTACTAAATACTAGTCTAAACATTAGGGGGCGACCTATGGTCAATGATATACATGACGCTAGGTTGTGGGAACAAAAATATAAAGTTAAAGTTTTTTAAGGAGAAACGGTATGGCAAAAGAAACCGTAGATACACCAGTAGGACAAGCAACAGTTGACTTAGAGAAGTACACTGAGTTAGTTCTCAAGGTGGATGAAGCACAAGATAAAATTAGAGAGATGGAAAAACTCTCTAAAGAACTACAAGTCGTAACAGCGGCCGCAAAACCAAAACCAAAAGGTTTCTGGTCACTGTTCCGAGACGAGAATGATATCAATGAGAAATCAATTATTGGATTCGCATCATTTCTTATGATGGTCGCATTCGGTATTTTTGATTTGATCACCGCAATGGACGGTACACCTTTAGAGATATCTGATACAATTTACACATCATTTGTTGTTGTGACGCTAGGTTCATTTGGTATTGCAGAAGCAGGAAAAGCGTTCTCAGGCAAATAAATGGAAACAGTCGATGTAACATGGCGTGGTACATGGGGCGTAGGTGATTTCATGATGGCGTTAAACGCCTGTCACCTACATGCCTTTAGACTCAATGTAAAAGTGAATCTTGAAATGCACTGGGAACATGGGCCTGATCATTTACATCACTTCGAAGAAGAAGAGACCATCATAGAAAGAATGGATTTTATCCATAAGTTCTACCATCAACACAAAAGAGTCAAAGTATCCCATCTGTTCAATCAGACATCTGGTAGGTACTACTACAACGACTACGACAAACGTCACAAAAGAAACAAGAACCGATTCACCTTTAGTGATAACTGTTATACTGACAAACCAGGCGGTAAAGTACCTGACAACGAATGGCCATTCTTTCGTGACAGTCTAGACCATCCTATGTACAACCCAAAGAAGGTTGTTATATGGAGACCACTGTTTAACGCAGAAGAACCAAGAACTTGGAAAAGGCTCTTGACAAATGATGTTTGGGATGGTATAATTGCTAAACTCCGCCGAGCGGGATTACATGTATGTGAACTTACCTACAGAACACCTGTCAGTGAAGCGATGTTCCATATTGCCACATGTAGACAGATCATATGTTACGATGGTATGTGGCATTATTTAGGAAGAAACTTATGTAAGCCTATGATAGTGGTAAGTGAAGAAGGTATCACTACTTACAATACACCCGATGCAGTAAAGATATCTCATAATCCAGATAAGGTGAACAGTGTTAAGAGATTGTTTACTGTGTTACATGAGGTGATAGGTGAGTCCAAACAGAAAGCAGTAAGACAAAGAGAAAAATACGAGATATACCTTAGTCAAGAGTTTGAAGAATGATGTCTTACATGCGATACAAACATAAACAATCCTCTGGTATAATCAATCAACACTACATGGGATTGATGGATATGTTGCTCTATGTTTATAATACTTATAAAAAGGGAAACGAACAAGACGTAAGTTGTCAACTCTGGACGATGTTAGAGATAGGTTCTTATATGGGAGAATCTACTCAGATCTTTGCATCTAGTGGACTGTTCCGTGGCGGAATTTTTTGTTTAGATAAATGGGACGGAGATCCTGTCTGGGAGAAGGGAGATACAAGAGCTACTATTCATGACTGGGAAGATGATCATATTGATTGGTCTGTAGTGAAGAATGAGTTCAGTCGTAATACCAGATTCTTTGACGTTAACGAAATCCTACCTATAAGAGGTAACTCTCATGGCGACTTCATGTCGTTCAATCGAGACCTTAGATTCAATTTTATATACATCGATGGCGATCATAGTTACGATTCAGTTGTAAAGGATATAAACAAGTCCTTGACATTATTGACAGAAGATGGTATAATAGCAGGGCACGACTATGATACTGAAGCATGGCCAGATGTGGTCAAGGCGGTAGATGAGACAATTGGTAAACCAGATAAAGTGTTTATGGATTCTAGTTGGATTAAAAAGATATCGTAAGTATACATAATGTCACCATAATGGAGAAAACACGTGAAGATAGACGCTATACAAATAGAACCAGAATTAAAGATAGATAGAGCGGTAATAGAAATCAACGGTGGTTGTAACTATTCCTGTACTATGTGTCCACAAGACATGCGTACTGGCGGTCGTGACAAAAGATTCCTACGTAAAATGAATCTACTAGAATTCGAAGACAATGTAAGAGATTGTGCAAAGCATGGATTACGTGTTGTCAACTTAGAAGGTTCTGGTGAACCTACACTCAATAGAAACCTACCCGAATATATCAAGATCGTTAAGAAGTATGGAGCCAAGTGTTTCATGTTCTCTAATGGTTTCCGTATGCACGGTAAGTTTATGAAAGATTGTGTAGACGCTGGATTAGACTTCTATAGGTTTTCTTTTATTGGATACAACAAAGAGAAGTACAACGAGTGGATGTATAACACTCAAGGTGGTAACTTCGACCTGATCTGTAAGAACATACGAGAGATGCAAGAGTATGTCAATGAGACTGGATCGGATTGTACGGTTGCGACCTATCACTTAATTACGGATAATGATAACCTAGACCACGAGTTAGATTCATATGTCAATCTGGTTGATGACCTTGGAGTCAAGACTGAGATCTGGAAAATGCACAACTGGTCTGGTGTCTATGATCCAAAACAGAATACACGTAAGGGAGAAACTAAAACATGTGGACGACCATTCTCACCTGACGTTGTAATTCGTGCTGGTGGACTTGATGGTAAGAGTGGTGCAGTTGCACCTTGTTGTCAAGTACTTGGACAGGACGAAAATGCAGTACTAGGTCATACATCTGAAAACACTATTGAAGAGATCTGGTTCGGAGATGAGTACAGCAAACTAAGGGAAGATCATACAAACAAGACATATCCAGATTATTGTAAGACTTGTGATTTCTTGTTAGATGATCCTGAAGTATTGGTGTACACAAATCATGAAAGAGATCTAATGAAGATGCATGGAACGGAGTTCGACTTAAACGACTACAGGGAGTAGATATGTTATTCGTAGATTATCATTTAGAGGTAAACCAAGGGCGCATAGTGTTCGACAAAGAACTGACTGTGGAAAAATTAGGATTGAGAGAAGGAGATGAGTACATCGTCACTGTAGAAGATGGTCAAGTGGTACTTATCAAGATGAAATGAAAACTTTAGTATATCAAGTATCGGTGGGTAAACCATCTGCGTTATATAAACACTGTATCAAGTCTGTACATAATTATTGTGAGAAACATGGTTTCGATCACTTTGTTCAGACGACACCTAAGATGTTTATAAAACCAGATCCATTCTTTACTAATCGTAGTGAAGAGTCCTATATGAAGTATGGGGGTTATCTTCCTATCTACGAGAAAGAGAATGCTTTCGATATGATGGATGGTTACGACCGTCTATTGATTGTTGATGCGGACATCTATATCAGACCAGATTCACCGAACATACTTGAAGAACTAGATTGTAATTGTGCATTTGCGGCTGTTAGTGAAAGGGAGATGTCTCTTCAGTCTTGGTATAAAAACAAGATTATTAATTACAGTCGTATGCAGTATACAAATCTGCACAACAATCAAACAGACTTCAAACCAAATGATCTGGGATTCGAGTTCTTCAACATGGGAATGATGTTGATCAACGTAGAGAAGTTTAAACCATATCTCAAAGGACAAACTGGTAAACAGTTTATTCAACGATCAGAGTTTAAAGAGTTTGTTGATGGTATGGGTGCATGGAAATGGTCTACTGATCAGACTTTACTAAATTTCTTTTTAAAGAAATACAGGATACCGACAAGACATCTTGGTTGGCAATGGAACGGACTCTTTACTGCAAATGACAAGATAGAAGAATGTCATTTCGTACACTTCTTTCTCAAAGACAAATTACCAAATAAGGGTGAGGATGTCGATGAGTTAATGAAATTAATTAACGCTTGACAAAGAGGATGCAATTGTGTATAATAGTCTTACTCGCCTCCGTAGTTTAACGGATAAAACAGTCGGCTACGAACCGACAACTAGAGGTTCGATTCCTTTCGGGGGCGCCAATCATGAAGGTTAAGATTGGTAGATATCCAAATTGGAGATGGTATCATACATATCTTTACCGCTGGTTTGGATATGCGCCTGGCCAGAAAAAGAAGATCCACATTGATCCGTGGGACACTTACAGTATGGACTACACGTTAGCACAGATAGTTCTACCGATGTTGTTACAACTCGCCAAGGAGAAACATGGATCACCCAAAACCGATTTAGAAGATGTACCTTTTGAGTTACAAGGTGATCATGAGGATTCTATACACGATCGATGGGATTGGATTATGAAAGAAATGATATATGCATTTGATGCTAAGGTCAATGATATCGATGAGTGGGAGTTTAGTGAGGAGAAACAAGAACGTATTCAGAATGGATTCCGATTATTTGGAAAATATTATACTGGACTTTGGGACTGAAGTGTGGTATAATGGGAGTATATTATGAACGGTTTTAGAAAGTTACAAGAGAGACTCAAAGAAGAAGGATGGTACGTAGGATGGGCCCACTACTGTTGTCAGTCATGTGCGTGGATGGATGTACCTGATTACTTTGATCCGCAGTACGACAAAGACGGATACTTAATCCGTGAAGATAAAGACGGTAACAAGATAGAATACAAAGACGTTGATCTCGCCAAGGTACTGTTCAATCATTCACAGGATTGTGAGTATGATGTACACGAAGAGTTTATGCAGTCTGAGTTACTTGAAGAAGGAGAAGATGATTTCTTTGAGGAGTTAGAAGAAGCTCAGTGGGCAGAAGAAGATGGTCAAAAAGGTGCCATGTTAGAAGTCGCCAAGAAGTACGGTGTAGAATCTGTTCTAGAGAATGAACCCAAAGGATTAATCAGAGAGGGTTCGTTTGTTTGTTTCCCACCAGAGATGCAGAACGAATCGACTTTCTGTTTTAACGGTGACAAAGAAGGTGTGAAGAATTTAAAGGCGATCATCCCCATCATTGAGGAATGTGGATGTTCAATACATTGGAACGGTAAGGGCGATACACGTCCTTCCATAAGTTGGGAGTTGGAATGAGGGTATTAGGAAATAACATTTTAGTAGCGGAAGCAAAGAAGGAAGAGACTACCACTGGTGGTATTATCTTACAGAATGATATTGCGACAGGTAATAAACCTGCCGTAGTAATTGCGACTAGTGGATCAGAAGATGTCGCAATGGCAGGTTTACTACCAGAACAAAAGGTATATCTAGATTGGACGAAAGCGTTCGCAGTTGAACTTGACGGTTTAAAATGTGCGGTTGTTGATGTTGAACATGTCAAGTTGATTGTTGGTGATGTTAGCTAGAGTCATATACGTAAAGGGAAACCAACAGTCTGAATCTTGTATGAAAGACTGTGTTGCTTCACTAGAGAAATACGAATGGAACTATGAAGTTGTTGGGGGTGTCACACGTGACACTCTAGATCTTGATGAGTTTCCATTTCCTCTATTGGAGGGAGGAAGACTCCAAGGTTTCTCTACTCATAAAATTGATCGTGAGAGACGGAAGTATGAAACCAAAAGATCTTGCGTATATAACAATTTAAGATTGGCACAGGATGTCATCAAGAAGAACGAACCGATGATATTTCTAGAACACGATGTTCTTGCGACTGCACCTATGCCTAGTGCCAAAGGTATAAGAGACTATTGTTTCCTAAACATGGATGGTGCATTTAAACCACCTAGTTGTCTGAACAAACAACCTATGAAGGGTTGGTATAATAAACACGATCATAAATTAGGGGTACAAGAATTCCCTGAAAGTTATCCATTGAAGTATTATAAAAAGTCTAGATACTTAGGATACAATTTAACGCCAGGCACTAGTGCGTATATTTTGACAGTGAGTGGTGCAAATAAAATACTTACTGCAGCTGCTGAATTTGGATTAGAACAATCAGATTTTCTAATCAATCATGGGGTATTACACTTAGAATACATGAATCCGAGTCCAGTAAAATTTCAGAATACAAACCCTAATTTGAGTCACAAACTATGATAAAACCAGACATTACTCACGTGAAGGATATTCACGAATTTTATAAAACCTTGAAGTCCGCACAACAAGGGGAACATGGTAGAACCTACACTGGTCATCACGATGCACTAATTAAGTGTGCAGAAGAGTGTGAGGTTATCAGAGAACTTGGAGTGTGTCAAGGTGCCACACTAGCGGCTCTGTTACTTACCAATCCAAGGAAACTTACAGGTGTAGATATTGCACCTCGTTATATCAAACCTTATCTTCATCATTTTGAAAAGTATGCGGAAGAGAACAATATTGATTTTAACTTTCTTGAGATGTCTAGTCACGATAAAGAGAGTGTAGGTAAATGTGATCTACTTCACATTGACAGTTTGCATGTACCAAGACATTTGATGGGTGAATTAAAACTCCATGCAAAACATGTTAGGAAGTATATTGTACTTCATGATACTGCAAACATGAAATCAACTCGTGGACTCTTTAAAACAATCGCTGAATACATTACTGAACACGAACAACAGTGGGCAGTAGTTGATCACTTTATACATAATGTTGGATACACAGTATTAAAACGAATAAACCGTGAAGAGTCCTAATGACAACAGCTTATATTATCAACGTAGAGGGTGAACAACAAGATGCAGTCGCAAGACTGAAACAGAGTATTGTTGATACTAAGTCGCACGTCTCACCAAAGATCTTTCGTGCTTCTACACCTGATACTATGGAACAAGATCTTAAAGACATGATCTGTTTTGATTGGAAAGATTGGAGATGGAACTGGCCCATGTCACCAGACGAAGAAGGATTAGATCTTCAGACTGGTGTTTATAAGAAGATGTACCGTGCAGAAAATCAATTGAAAGTAATTGCATGTGCGGTATCCCATATGCGTGTATGGGAAGAGATCGTTAAGGAAGATCAAGCGTCACTAGTATTGGAGAGTGATGCATTATTCACACGAAAGTTTACTGGGATACGTAAAGGATTAGGTTGCGTTGGATTATGTGATCCACGTGGTGCAACAAGAAAGGCACAACTGTTTCATGAACTAGTATCCTATAGTGACAATCTAAAGTTCGTTCCAGTAGTAAATGAAGAAGGAGAAGATCCTGTACCGCAAGGTATGGCAGGAAATTCTGCGTATTGGATGGAACCTAAGATTGCACGAGAAGCGTTAGAAAAAATTAAAGAACTTGGTATGTGGCCCAATGATGCGTTTCTCTGTAGAGAGAACTTCTTACATCTGAGAGCCGTATATCCATATTACACTAAAGTACAAGGAGTGGTTTCTTCCACAACACGATGAAGTCATACGTAATTACAATAATGGATAATGAAGAATCTAAAATGGTTGCAGATCGTTGCATCCGTTATAGTTCTTGGTACAACATTAACATCCATCACTTTCCCGCCACAACACCTAAAGATGACTTAGATTCTTTGTTTGAAAACGAGGGATTAAGTATGGATGGGTTAAATGAAGTCTATAGTCGTACTGCTAACTGTGCAGCTGCGTTCTTTTCACATTACTCATTATGGAAGAAGTGTGTAGAGGACAATGAGACATTTGCGATATTCGAACATGATGCGGTCTTGAATAATAAAGTACCTGAAGTACATTTTGATTATGTTATGAATATTGGTCATCCGTCATACGGTAAATGGAATACACCACCTACTTTGGGTGTTAACAAACTTACTAGTAAACGTTACTTCCCTGGCGCACATGCGTACTTGGTAAAACCTGAAGGTGCGAAGAGACTAATAGAACAGGCGAAGATCTGTGCAAAACCCACAGATGTGTTTATGAACTTAGATGATATGCCTTGGTTACAAGAGTATTACCCTTGGCCTGCAACTGCAAAGGATGAGTTCACTACTATACAGAAAGAAATCGGAACTCAGGCAAAACACAACAAGGTTGAGATTATAAATGCTTAAAACATATTTGACAGGATGCGATTCAAACACTGAGTGGCAACTACCGTGGTTCATCACTAACTTACGACAACATACAGATTTTCATCTATTGATTGCGGACTTTGGTATGACCGAAGAAGTTCTCGAATCACTAGAACACTTAGAAAACATTAGGGTGTTTAAGGTTATTAGTCAAGCTAAAGGATGGTTCAAGAAACCACGTGCAATGTTAGATGCATCCCAAATGGGATTCGGTAAAGTCTGTTGGTTAGACACTGATTGCGAAGTTACAGATGAAAGTATCGATACTATATTCAATTGGACAGAACAAGGTAAACTGTCTATGGCAATGGATCGACCTTGGACAAAGAGACGTGGTGCTATGGGTAATTGGCATAATACTGGAGTTGTTGTCTTCGAGGGATCACCAAATATTTTAAGACACTGGTCAAATGAATGTATCGAGAATCCAGATGTTGGTGATCAAGAGACATTGTATAAGATGATTGGTGGTAATGAAATAATGCGTCTCGCCTTGATAAGAGATCTTCCGAACAGGTTTAACACGTTAAGATTAGACTATATAGATGGTATAGCTGGAAAAAACCCTTGCGTAATTCACCATACAGGGAGAAAGGGTAAAGAAACAATTAAGGAGAAAATAGGATGATGCATTATTTAATAGAAGCATTGGTAAAGAAACTAGAGGGTGATATTGCTATCGCACGTGCAAACATACAAGTATATCTTGATAACGCAGCTGGTATCGGAGAACATTCCGATATCGTTGAATCTATCGAAGGTGAACTAAGTAAGATTGCAGAGGCAGAAGATAAGTTAAATACCGCTCTCGAATATTTTGGAGAGAAGGAAGATGTATGAGTATAAAGCAACTATCGGACGTTGGGTTGATGGCGATACTGTGGACGTTGATATTGACCTTGGGTTTGACGTTGTTCTTAGTAATCAACGTGTTAGGCTTTATGGTGTCAATACTCCAGAAACTCGCACCAGAGACTTGGCGGAAAAAGCAAGGGGACTTGCAGCGAAAGAGTACGTCAACAACATGGCCCCCGCTGGATCGGTAGTAAAACTTGTAACTAAAACATATGATGCGAAAGGTAAGTTCGGACGTATCCTTGGAGAGATCGTAGTAGATCTTGGTAATGGCGTATATAATATTAATGAGATGTTGGTGAATGAAGGACATGCAACGGAATACTTCGGTGGTAAAAGGTAAAGTAGGATTCACTTGTAGTGCATTCGATTTGTTACATGCTGGACATGTATCGATGTTACGAGATGCAAAAGATCAATGTGATTATTTGATTTGTGGATTACAAGTAGATCCGTCTGGTAGGAAAGGAAAGAACAAACCTATCCAGACTGTGGTTGAGAGATACACTCAGCTAAAGGCTGTTGGTTATGTAGATGAGATTATTCCATACGGAACAGAAGAAGATCTCGAAGATATCTTAAATATGTACAATATAGATATACGTATTCTTGGTGAAGAGTATAGAGACCGAGATTTTACTGGTAAGGATATCTGTCGTAAACGTGATATAGATCTTTACTTTAATAAACGAGATCATAGATTTAGTAGTAGTGATTTGAGAATAAGAGTCTGTAGTAATGAGAGTTAATGTATTAGGAAACGGTGATCACAACTTTTTATTTAAACGTGGTACGCCTGGCAAGTTATTGATTTGTAACATGCCACCATTTGAAATACCAAAGAATGAAGTCCATGCCTCTTGCATGGTTGACTTCAAAATGATGGCAGCTCTTGCGGAAGGTAAGGTTAATCTTAACATGTACGATTGGGTACTTGGTACTCGACCTCGTAGATGGATGGAGATGCAACCTAACTTCTATTTAAGGTATTCGCAGAATATTCGGGACTTCTGGCAAAGAGTTCCTGATTATGCTGGGAACGCAACTAACTTTAGTTGTGGACACATGGCAGTAGATTACGCATGTGGTAAGATGGGTGCAAAAGAAGTACACATCTATGGGTTTGATTCTATCTTTGATATGACGTTGTTATCTGCAACAGATTTGATTTTAGAAAGCGATAGATCTATAAATAATACACATAGGATTGCAAATAACTGGAGACCGATCTGGCCAGCAATGTTCAGTGAATACTCTGATGTTAAATTCTTCCTATACCATTCCCACAATAAAGTAAAGATTCCTTTACCTGATAATGTGGAAGTGGTTGTACAAACTAAATCTCAAGGGGGTTAATATAGTGATTAATAAATTAGTCGGTAAAGTAAAGGCACTTTGGAATAAGGTGCAAGAAGTCGTAGTTGATTTTGTACGTGGTACAATTGACGACTTTTATACTGTCTGGGAATTTCGACCAAACGTAGTTATTTGGTTAGTAGTTCTAGCTGTACTCTGCTTATTTGTATAAATACACTTTATGAAGACCTTTAATCAGCACTATCTCGAAGAACGAGAACTCCAAGAACATGGTGAGATTCTATTAGAGAAACTCATCACATTCGGTGGGAAGGCGTATCCTAACTTTGGTAACGTAGTTATCATGGCAGGTGGTGCTGGTTCGGGTAAGGGATTTGTTCTTTCTAATTTGGTTGGTCTTGAAGGCAAAGTCATGGATGTCGATGCACTCAAGACAGCAGCTTCTAAATCTAAACTAATTCAAAAACGTGTTAAGGATAAGACTGGAATGGACATAGATGCCATTGCATCTGATCTAAAGAATCCAGAAAACGTTGGTAAGTTACATGACATTATCGCAAACGTTTTGCAGATCGACTCACGTAAACAAAAAGTATTAATGACTGGTATTTTGGCGGCACCCGCTGATCGTAAACCTAATCTTATTTTCGATACAACACTCAAAGATATCACTAAGTTAGGAAACCTGTCACGTCAATTGACTAACGTTGGTTACGATAAAAAGAATATCCACATCGTGTGGGTGGTAAACGATATCGAAATCGCTAAGGCGCAAAATCTGACTCGTAGTCGTACAGTACCAGCAGAAATCCTAGTCAACACACACCGTGGTGCATCACAGACTATGGGTGATATCTTGAATATGGGTAAAACCCTAAAGAGATATATGGATGGGGATATTGTGTTCGCATTCAATAAAGTCGGTGTTGACTCCGCATTGAAGGTGTCTGGTAAGGGAGGATCGTTCCTAGATGATGCAAAATACTTCTACGTCAAACGTCAAGGTAAACTACCTACTCCAGTTGCAAAACTAGAAAAGGATATCAAATCAAAGATATCCTCTTACGTTCCTAAAGCAGTTACTTGGGCTTAATCAGTTTCCTGTTCGTCTACAGGTAATTCTTCAGAAGAATAAACTTTAATTTGACGCTTCAAAAAACCGTACTCTTCTGGACGACTAGCGTTACGTGTCTCTTTATCCCATATCGCTCTGGTGGTAATTACTTCACCAATATTTCCTGTAACATCAATCCTGTGTTTTCTCTGACTACGGAAGAATCTCATACCATCGTCTAGATCGTAATTGTTCCACAGATCAACATACTCAACATTCGATGTACAGTATTTTGCGAAGTGATGTTTAATCTGATCTAGAACAAATGATTGTGAACCATCATGCATAGGAATACCAGCGAATACAACTGCATCAAACTTTTCTGCACTTGTAGCACGATCTTTCATTTTCCAATCAAACGGTGTACCGTGTTTATATTGGCGGTTGCATGTTTCCATCGTATCTGCAACTTTAAATTTGTTGTATAGGTAATGTAGTAGACCACGATGACGAGACTCTGGTGGACGTGCGATAGTTACCTTTGGTGCATAACCCCATTGTTTCATGAAGATAGGGATAAACTGTAATATGATATTAATATCTGGGTAAAAATTCTGATGATATCTTTCGGGAGGAAATGGTTGATACATTCTTGTATTTGGATTACTCTTTGCCTTTTCCAAGTACCAGTGATACTGACCAGAGTTGAAGTGACCAACAAATAGAATGTTTTTATATCCACGAGATGTTAGGAAGTTACAGTAGAGAGGCGCACGGTTCATTGCTTCAGCAACCATATGCACTTCTTCGTTTTTATATTTAAGAACTATTTCATTCTGCTTGATAGAATTTACTAGTCTACTGTTGATGAAACGATATGTTTCTAGTTTCTCTTCTTGAGATACATAAGTGATTATTGAATCACCGTGTTGGTCAACGTCACTGATTATCGTTTCCTGATCATCTCTGTAAAACATGGGTTACCCTTTATAAATTGATTGAATGTGCGTTTCAAACTGTTCAATCTTCTCAGTACGATTAGGCCATAGAATATACTCTTTCTCTGGGTTCGCCTTCAGATTGTTCAACAACGGTTGAATCGCATTAAATAGTTTGTCTAGTTTTGCTTGTGTTTCGGACACCGATGCAGTAGTAGATGCGACTTGTGATTGTGCCTGTTGGACAACCTCTAGTTCGTTCTCATCTACAAGGGTAAAACCGAAATCGAATAGTTCATTACTCATAGTGTTATTTATACCTTTTTTCTAGTTACTGCATTTATTTATACTTTTTTTATCGTAAACGCTTGACATTTGTTGCCACGGTTGTTATAATACTTGTATTGAAAATGAGAAGAGAGAGAAAATTATGACGAAATTTAATAAAGAAGACTTCACGTGGGACGGTATGTATCTCATGTATAGAGGTAAACACACCGAGTCTGTGAATATGGAGGTCGCAAGTCCTAACTGTCACCCATCTTGGGTTGGTCTACCAAAACCAGAGTTTATCGCAAGATTCAAGTATGGTTACAAACCTTGGAAGGCGTGGGTTAACTTCCTAGTGAAGAACGTGACCGTTGAGAAGTATCTTGAACTGTCTAACCATGGCAACAAGTTCTACTCTGAGAAGTACGGTTACGAAGTTAGTGGTTCTCCTGTCTATGCAATGGAAGCCCTTGGTTACAAGGGTAAGAAATAATGGAGTACTTACAAGAGGTCACTGATTGGGGAGACCACAAAGTCCCCAATCACACTTACATAGTTAATGGTGCTGGACATCTAGCTGGATATATAAAACATGGTACAACCAAAGAAATTATGTTCAAGTCACCAATGAAACAGTGGTCAAAATCTAGAAGAAAGTTTAAAAAAGTGCTTGACAAAAGTTGTTGAGTTTGTTATTATAGTATTTTAATGAGAGAGGTATTTGATATGGCTATAGCGAAAATTGTGATTGGAACCCAACATAGGGAAAATTATGGAGCCCATGATTGGGACGGTAAGGGTGAAGTACCCCAGTACTGGAAGTACAAGGGTGGATCCACTTACGTGGTTGAGTTCGATGTGAACTCGCAGTCCGCAAAGGACATCGTGGCAGAGGTCAAGCCTCTGATCGAATCCTTCTCCAATGGATTTGAGGAGTACATCATTGACTACTCTGTAGTCGATCTCGATGAGACTCCGTGGGAAGAGTGGGAGAACCCATACTTCCTGACAAGGAACTTCTACGGTAATTATATTGCCGAGAGAGGTCTGTACTACAACGAAGGTGGTACAGAGTCATATGTCATGCTTCCTGAAGGGGAGAGGGCAGAATATCATAGGAACCTGAAGGAGGTTGCGTAATGTTAGAATTTCTAGCTGGTGTTGTAATGTTTATGGGAGTGGCGTTGTTCAGCGCCCTAATGATTATGGGTAGTTATGCAGCTACCGAGGAATCTTCGTGGCGTAAACGCAAGATGCGTGAAGGTACTCACGATTACTATGGGAATAAATTAGATGAGTAATTTTGAAATCAAAGGTGGTACGACCATCGTAAAGTATGATATGCCAGAACAAAACGGTTATCAACTTGTTTATCAGTTTGATAATGGTTATGGTGCTTCTGTAGTCAAACATGACTTTTCTTACGGTGGTAAGAATGGTCAGTACGAAGTTGCGGTGCTTGACAACGAAGGCGTTTTGTGTTATGATACACCCATAACTAGTGATGTGATTGGTTATCTAACCACGTCTGAGGTTGACAAGATTCTTGTTAACATCTCACATCTATGAGTTTGTTTAAAAAGTATAAGGAAGTATGCCAAAGACACTGGAAGGAAATTCTGGTCTTGGCATTTTCCTTCCATTTCATAATGGATTGGTTTATTTTCTTACTAGGTGCTTTGGTAGGATATCATTTAGGAGACGGACATTGTCATTGAACAAAGATCAGATCATACAACTACTCAAGGACAAAATCCAAGAGTACACTGAGAAGGCCGTCAGTTCAAAAGATAGTTCGTTGTTGTACACCTATGCAATTATTCAAAGTGAGTTAAGTGGTATTGTAAGGGAGATAGAGGAGAATGAAGAATAAAAGATTACATTGGGAACTTCATAAGAAACGCAAGAAGAATCCTGTTGCGAAGAATCTTAACACCTTCAATAAACCAGCAACTCACAAAGACAAAAAGAAAGAGTCAAAGAAAACAGGAGACTATCTAGATGATTCACGTTAGTATGAGGCACACGTCTACTGGACGTAAGAAGAAAACTAACTACTGGACTAAACCAAAGAAGAAAGTGTCTGAGTTCAAACCCTACGTTGCGCCTGATACCTTCAGACGTTCAACTCCAGATTACCCGAGCGCAGATTCCATATCTCACGGATCTACTGGCGGTACACTTACAAGTCAAGAGAAAAAGGATATATCATCTAATTATACTATTGCACCTGCTTATAACAAAGGTGCATATCAAGTCATTGGGCCAAAAAATATTAAAGATATTGGAAAATAACGCTTGACAAGTGTTGTGTAATGTCGTATAATGGCATCATAAATTAAAGAGAGATTGTTTATGTACTTCGTATCAGGTCGTCACGCAAAGAAAGATTTAGTAGATCAATACATACGTAACTTGATGAAACAATTAAACATCCATCGATTCACCAAACGTGAGTTGATGATCGAATTCAAATCTGTCTTAGAAGATGAAGCTGACGGATTATGTCTCGGTGATACCAAAGAAGCGGTAATCAGTATCGCTACTAAGAATAAGAGTTTCATGAGACAGATGCAGGCAATCGCACACGAGATGGTTCACGCAAGACAATTCTTCCGAGGACAATTGACATGTGATGGTGGGTTCGCATGGAAAGGTCGCAAAGCAGACGGTTTCCATTATAAGAATCAACCTTGGGAAAAAGAAGCGTACAAACTAGAACGTGAACTTTTCCTAGACTGTTTTCCATTTGATGAGTTTTAATTGAGAAGTTTAATAAGGAGAGATATGAAAAAGATAAATAAAGTTCAACGATACGCCATGATCAAGGCAGCTGCTGAAAAGATTCAGAAAAAAAAGTTGTTAGATCGTGAGGTTGATAAACAAGTGGCACAAATCGAGAAATACGATGACATGTCATTGATACACTGGAGTGATGCTTCTGACTATGCGAAGGCACACTACGGTTCTATTTTAGATAACACTCGCATAGGGGAAATGTAATTATGGCTACAACTAAAACTAAGGTTCGTGCAACTAAAGGCGATAGTACTAAACCGTTGAAAGGTCAACCCGAAGAAAAAGGTTTCGGGCAACCACGTAAGTTTGTGGATCTTCCAGAGATCTCAACTGACGAAGCGGAAGCGGTAACTGTCGAGATGTTGCGTGATGTTTATGTAGATACTATCCGTTATTACTTAGATCGTAAAGACGGAAAGGTAGGTGAAGATACTGTTAATAAACAGGAATCCGAATCGATAGAGGGATTGTTAAAATCTTTCGAACAGGTGATCGTTTGGTTTGATCAATCAGACCAATGGTTAAAAGACTTGCATTCTGGCAAGTTAGATAATTCTAAATAAGTGAGGTACTATATTATGAATGATACG